GAACCGGTGCATCGGCTTGGGTAGTTGTTTTGGTCATAATTCTTTACTCCTTTTGGCTTCTTTTGCGAATGCTACCTTTTGAGAAGTTTGCTTTATGGGTTTGACGATTGTGATGCCTTATAGCTTTTGTGCGATAGCAAACACTGCATGGTTCAGCAAATGGATGCTTGCTGATACAACGGGCATCGTTTACATGGCTTTTCTTGATGTCATTTTTCTCTCGCAGATTCAACCGTAATGTGATTTCCTTCTTGCCCTTTTTCAACTTCTTTTGGAAGCAGTTTGCCATCCATATCGAAAGCTTCGACAAGACAAATTCCGTTTTTTTTGCAAACTTGAAGCAAGTCTTTGAATGTTGCAATACAGCTTACACCGGGGATTGCTACAAACAAATCACCAGACAGATGACTTGCAACAGATGCTTTCAAACCACCTTCTGTAATAAAGATAGTCTTTTCATCTTTTAAAGGTCTGCTCCAAAACAGTGCTGTATTTTTAGCGGAAGAACCGTTAGGATATCCGGCAGATGTTGCCCAACGGTATCGTTGCTGTTTAAGCTCTGATGCTTCTCTCCATTTTTACTCTCCTTGATTTTTGGCTGAAACAACTTGGAATCGCAGTTTTAGTTAATATCCCAAATATTCGGGTTATCGTACTTGTTAAAGAACTGCATAAATTTGTCTTCCGGCATCTGAGCCTCAGCTTTGTCTAGCATATCGCAAATCTCGGTCTGGTTTGTATTCCCATTCAAGACCTTAACATAGGTAGCACTTCCGGGATTGGCTCCGATAAAATCAGCAATTGCTGTACGGTTGTGTTCGATGGAATTTTTTAGTTCCCACCAACGCCAAGAACGGATGCACTGAGTCAGCGACATTCCATCCACTGCTTCCCAGTAATCGCCGCTTTTTTCGACGGCACTGTACTCTTCAATAGGATTCATTCCACCATCTTGGAGTGCTTCATCAATCATTTCAAGAATCTGGAACGGATAGAGTTTTCCATCAACCTCAACTTCTGCATAATCTAGGTCTTCGTATACCTCAAAGAGAGTGGCTTCTTCGTCACTATCAAAGGAAAAATCATCATCCTCGACTAATTCCTTCACGAGCTGCGTTTTTCCACTGATGTCAAAGACTTCATGCGTCTGTTTGTTTACTTTGCAGGGCAAAGTGTGAATACCATCGGAAAAGTGATACTTAACCATTGCATTAACAATATTAGAATTATTAACCATTTTGTCTGTTCTCCTTAATTTTTTATTTTTTTCACCATTGCGTTTTAATCAAAAGCGTGAAGAAGCAAATACTCCTTCTTTTTGACTGTGTTTGGATTCATATAATTGCATCAAATCTTGGCGCACGGTAACGGGTCTTACGATAGCGTCTTGAACGGCGGTTTTGCCTGCGCGTGGAAAGCAAATCTACCACATCACTCCGAAGAGGGTAAAAATCCTTCCCCAAGGTTATAAACGGCTTGATACAGCCACACCTGTCGGCTTTACCTCAGCTTTACGTGATGTGTTGTTGTCTTAGAGCGCACGGCTAGGATTTACACCGTACGGTAACTGTCTATTCGCTTATAACGGGGCACAACTTAATGTGCAAAGGGTAGTCAACATATCCTTGCGGACACTTCTAAAGTGCAGACTTACCGGAGCAAGCCCGAGACTTTAGTCGTGGGTTATTGACTGTGTTTCACCACTTTCTGCTTTCGTCGGACTTATACATGAGTTCAAAAGTTTCAGGCGAAACGGTGAAAAGGCTGTCTTTCTTGCCCTCCACCAGATATTCGTAGGGCTTGATGCGCAGTACAATCATGCCAAAGCTGCGAATGATGATGTTGTCGCTGGCGTCGTTACGGACAATGTTATCTGCCTTCCAGCCAATACCGGGATTTTCGGCAATCAGCTTCTTGATGTCCTCGAAGCTCTGCGCGTTTTCGGGGGCCCACTGGACCGCACGGATGCTGTTCCTTTTGTGATAATTAGCCATTGTGATTTCTCCTTTTTTTGGTGTTATTTATTTTCGAAAAATGCAAGCATAGCCGTATTAGCTGCCTGCGCATACCGCGTTTCAGGATGCCGTGCAGCAAAACTTTCTTTCGTAAAGAGATTGTTTGCGGAATGTACCGAATACCTCGTACCCTTCAACTTCAACTGCCAAGCCAGCTGGTTCGTGTCACGCTTATGAGCATCGGTAATGCTCGTGACGAGTAAACACGGAGGCAGCATCTTGGCGTAAGTCTTAGGTGACAGGCACTCAGCGTAGCTGGTCTTCTTCCAATCCTTTTCGATGAGATAAGGCGCGATAGCGTTCATCTTTCTGCTGGAAAGGTCAAGAATACCATTCTGCAAACAGACACCCTTGAACGAAAGTTTTGCTTCCTGCGGTACATCGAATGGCAGTTCATCTTCGAGATGCTGCATGGATACAGGGTTCCAGAGAAGAGCGTATACGAGGCAAGCCAGTGCAGCACCTGCACCGTCACCTACCAGATACATTCTGGACATATCTGCGCCATACCGTTCTGCACAGCGGTGGATGACAACGAACGCCTTCAAAAGGTCGCCGAGTTGCCCGAACAGATTCGTTTCGGGAACCTGGGTGTATTCCGGAATAAAGGTCAGATAGCCATGCTCCGCACACCACGTTCCGAAATTTCGGTTCAGGGCACTGCGTCCTGCAACGAAATCGCCGCCGTAGATGTCGATGATGACAGGGAATTTCTTGCCGTCGCCTTCCTTGTGCTTCGGAACATACGCAGAGATGGGCAGGCACTCATCACTTCTTTTCGTGATGATGTGATGTGTGACCTGCGTCTCGCTGCAAACTCCGATTGCGGTGGTATTGGGTTTCGGTTGCTTGCTTATGATTTTCTGCAAGGAGCGCTCCTTGCAAAGTGCGTAACGGTTGATATTCAAATCTCTTCCTCCTCGTTCTCGCCGCAGTCAAAAGGAGAGTCTTTCCAGTCCCTTTCAACGGTAACTCCGTAAGCCTTTTTGTACTGCTCCTCGAATCTCTGCAGGACTGCATCGTACTGACTCTGCGTCATAACAATATCGAGTCCTAGGTCGTCATCGTCGTTAGAGTTGTCGTAGTGGTACAGCCGCATTTCAAATTGTCTGCCGAAAATATCCTTGTTCGGATACCAGCATGAATACAAAATTACATAGTCGTCATCACTTCTTTTGCAGACATTGAGTCCAAACACCTTGTCGATATCGAACTGCATGGGAATGAGAATGCTGATATAGTTGGCATCAAATGTCCGCATATCGGATTCGTTGATAATGAAGCGAAGGAACTCATCGAGGTCTTTGATGGCTACTTGACCCTGTTTCTTCACAGAGTCGATAATTTTTTTGTGTGCCATGATTTTTCCTTAGCTTATCGTGCGCAGCGGTAAAAGAACGCCAGCATCTCATCGTTTGCCATCTGCCCCCATGCCGTTTCCGGATGAAGTGCGGCAAAAGCGTGGTCGGCTTCTTTTACATTGCAGAATACGAATTGATGGTACTGGTGGTTGGTTTTCAGCAGCTTCACATAACGTTTTGTCTGTCCTTTCAGGAAATCTCCTTTTCCGGAACAAAGAAAGCACGGCGGCAGCAGCTTGCAATAGTATTCGGGACGAATATTGGAAGCGTACTTCTCTTTGCGCCATCCCTTCTGCATGTAGTTGTCCGCCAGCAATCCAACCTGACCTTTGTAAAGGTAGAACATCCCACTCTGAAAACCCATGGCAGTCACGCGGAGAGCCTGAACCTTTTGCGGGATATACCTTTCAAGGCGGCGGATGACCGGCTGCATCTCGGCAGGATGGTGTAGTGAAGCAACGGCCATAGAGGCCAAGAAAGCACCGGCACTGTCTGCGGTAACGAAGAGTTTTTCGATGTTGCCGCCGAACTCTGCCGCTTTCGCTTCAATGACTGCGAGCGCATCGAGAATATCCGAGATTTGTCCGAAGATATCCGTTTCGGGAACCAGACGGTAATCGGGGATAAAAACGATATAGCCTCTTCTTGCCAGTTGGATACCAAGATTCCTGTTCTGTTCTTTGCGGCCGGCAATCAAGCCCCCGCCATGAACATCCAGGATGATGGGTAGTGGTTCTTTGACCTCTCCGACTGGTTTGTAGACATCCATAGAAAGTCCTAAACATTTTCGAACCGGGATGGTAACAATATCGACAAGGCCGCTGTTGTGCATATGCGGCTGGCTGCGAATGATTTGTTCGACATGGATGCGCTCCTTTACGGAAGCACGAGTAATGATATTCAAAAAAAATCAACTCCTTTAACAAAAAACGCGGCTGCTGCTCTTCTTGAACAGCAGCCGTATTTGGTGAAATCAACGGAACTCGAATGTGTATTCGGTCCCGGTAACGGTTGAAACGAAAATATTCACGCCAATCACGCCGAGGCGCTTTGTCGTGGCAGTCGTAAAAGAGCGAGCGTTCTCATTTGTCCCCACGACAAACCGAAGAGGCTCGCCGTTTACGACATGCAAGGCACCCTTGCAGCCGATAAGAGACTTGACTCTTTCGTCGCTGCTATTGGTGGCGGTTAAAATACACCCTTCCCGAATTCGCATTTGTAAATTCCTCCTTAATCAGAAATCTCAAGCTGAAGCTTGCGGGTACTGGTCAAGAACATCGTTGAATCGGGAATCTAGGTGCCGGTCATTTTCGTCACGGGCGGGATAACTGAACGCGTTCTCGTCTGCAGCAGCATCCGTGAACCCGTCCATCATGGTTAGGATACCCTCCATCCAGGCAGCGGCTCTGCCAAACATACCGTTTTCCTGTTCCTTGTTGCGGTGTAGGTAATCGGTAAGGCTTTCAAGAGCCATCTTCTGCTGGTAGAAGGTATCCCAGTTAATGTCTTTGATAGTGTCGAGGTAAGCGTTATCGTCCATTTTGAACAAACTCCTTAAAAAATAAATTTACGATGCATACCCCGAAAGGCTCCTGCAATCAAATTCCAAAACAAAAAAAGGCAGGCTCTCCATGTGACTGGAAAGTCTGCCTTAACGGTTCAGAACTGTGAATGTGTGAATTACCTTTCGGTTGGTATCCATCGTACATTTTTCATTGTATGCGGTTCGCACATTCGCGCAAGGGCTTAAAGGTGAAATCTGAGAAAATTATTGGACAGTGACAGAAGAATTTACAGCCTCAGACGAAGAATCTGTGCTCTCGCTCGCGGTTGCATCAGAATTCGCAGCGTTTTCATCATCAGATGCAGCACCGGACTCGGTTGCTGTATCAGATTCCGGAACAGCGGCAGCGTCCTCAGCAGGTGCGCCGGGCATAGTCGCATACAGACCCGTCAGACGGACAGGCGCGTCACCGTAGCCAAGATATCCCCAGAAAGTATCAGTGCTGGCTTCATTGATGTACTCGGTGCCCTGCAATACCGGGAACTCATAGATATCGGTGATAGCCGTGCCCTTCACATCGGCGCTGTCAAACTGGTCGCTGCAGGATGCCACAACGGTGCAGTCCTCGTAGTTCCAGACGAGGTAGAAGGACTTGGCACCGGTCTCTTTGTTGTACTCCGCGTCACGGAACTCATCAAAGGAAGTATACTGCGTGCCGGTCGGGCTGTTCTTCCAATAAAGGCCATTCGGGGTACCGAATACCGCATAGAGGGCGTTGAACTTCTCCTCGGGCGTGCCGTCAGCAGGAAAATCCTTCAGAGCGGAAGGCTTCATCGTCGAATAGAAAAGCCCATTCTCAAAGGCGTTCCCGATAGTCATGCCGTCAGAAGCAGCCGTTGTGCTGTCCATGACATTCGATACCGGGCCACCATTAAAGCCAATCTGGTAGTAGTTGGAGGATTCCCCATTCTCACCCTCGGTACAGACACAAAAATCCGAGATATCTTTTTCCAGACCTTCTCCGGTCACGGCATCCTCAATACTGTCGATGACCGTCTCCCCCGTTTCCAGAGCGGACAATTTCAGGTATCCGGAAATTGGCATCTCGTTCAAATCCTTCACGGACACGCTCTTGATTTGTGTAGAACTGCCGGATGCAGAGGAATAGAGTCCTGAAACGAATGCGCCATCCTCATAGGTCAGAGGATTTACACCCAAAGGCAACCCATCCGTCCATGTCATATCGGGCTTATCCAGAGTCCCTACAGTGAACTCTGGAAGATTGTCAAGCAATGACCATGCATTGATGGGCTCTGGCGTAGGTGCAGGAGTCGGTGCCGGTGTAGCAGTGGGCTGCGCGGCGGCGATAGCCGCTGCCTCAGAAGCCGCTTTCCGGTCCTGAATCTCCTGAGATGCACAGCCGGTAAACATCACTACGGATGCCATCATGACAGCTGCGGCGAATAGAATTTTCTTGTGTTGCATACTGTTTTTGCACTGTCTTATTATTTAGGCAGTGCTTTGCCTCCTTTTACATATCGTTTATGCTGAATATGACCAATGACCGCAAGCCCCAAAAAGCCAACGGCAATGAGCATCGAACTGCCTCCGAGAAGAAACGCGCAATAACCGGCCACATCGCGCCACTGTGCAGCTTTTGCGAGCGTGCAGATGACGCAGGCAATAAAGCAAAGCCAGCCAAAGAGATAGCCAGCCATTCCGATGGTAGCCACCTTCCCTAATACGGATTCTAAAAGCTTCAAAGCAACCACATCCTTCCTACGAGTTTAATTTTATGCGATTCGCAAGTATTGGCAACAGGAAAATATCGTTATAAAAAGAAAAAGCTGCCCAACCGAAGCTGGACAGCGAAAATGCTATTGAATTTTACTGTTTTTTGTTTTGTTCTGCTCTTCTGCGCTCGCGTTCCTCGTACTCCTTCTTCTGATACTTCAAGCGTTCGTTCAGCAGAAAGGAGTTTTCATCGCGGGTCATGGTGAGTTTGGCTCTGTACACGATATAAATGACGATAAGTGCCAAAATGCCGTAGGTGAAGATGAGACTCAGAAGATTGCCAACAACCGTTACGATAATAGGCGAAATGAGATGGAGAATACCAATGACGAGCAGGAACATGCCACCAAAGACGATGACTCTTGCAGCGGTCTGAACGGCAGGCGGGTAGCCATCAAGAAAAGTGGATATAGTATCGTTAATTTTCGTGAAAATATCATTTCTCTTTTTGCCATTGCTATTATTATTTTCAGCCATACCGGACCCTCCTTTTTATGCCCATTATAGCACGTATTTGAACAAAATGCTATACCTCGCATTATATTGTGGGAGAACAGGAAGCACTTTGTTTGTCAGATGACAACAAAAAAGCCGCCACCCCAAAGGGCAACGGCTAAGTGTGTTGGTGTGATTAGCGAGGCAGGTTCTTGTCTACCACGATTTCGAGGTTGTAGTGAGGCAGTTTCGCAACATCACCCTTCGCAACCTTGAGAGCCGCCTTCATCTTGTCATCAGGCATGGACTGGATAAGGCTGTTCAGTTCCTCACAGGTGTGGCTGAGCATCGGACCGCGACTGGTGGTGAACATCGTGGCGGAAACCGGCTGGCAACCCTGAGAGACCATACCGTCCCAATGCGTGCGCAGTTCAGCAACAGACTTCATGTTAGCAGCAGTGCTCATGAAATCATAGATGTTGCAGTGGTTCTCGTCGATGTATTCAAGGACATCGATGCGAGTGCGGTTCGCATATACAGGGAACTGGAGCTCGACCTTGTTGCCGGTGTTGTTCATGATACGCTCAGCAAACTGCTTGGCGTACTCCTCGAGGGGGCAGGTCTTGTCTTCCACGACAGGAACAGCATCCTTCACAGCATCGAAGATGGCACGCCAGCCCTCATCGCTCAAATCGATGTTGGACTTGTTTGCGAGGGTGTTCAGGAACCCACGCGGCAGGTCAGAGATATCGATGGCGATGGTGCCGGTGAACAGGTTGAAGGAAGGATGACGAGCACGGTCCCAGATGGTATCCAACTGTGCGGTAGCGATAACGCGGTCGCCGAGCTGGATATCCACACCCTGGGTGCTCATATTCCCCTGATAATAGTGCTTCAGGGCGTAACCACCGGTCACTGCACGAGTCTGAGTAGCGGCTGCATTGAGCAGACCGACCTCAACGGAAACAGGAATATCGTGACCATTGTAGTTCACGCTCAGATGATGCGTCCCGGTCACAGCCTTGTAGCGCTGGAAGATAGGCTTGACGAAAACATCGCAAGTCTTGCCGTTCGCCATCTGATAGTCGGGAATCAGGATACGGGCGGGAGCGGCACCGGAATCATCGGGCTTGAGGTAGTTGCGATACTTGACGCCGAAATGCTCCGCAATGGAACGACGCAGCACATTGAGGCTGGAAACCTTGCTCGGAGCGCAGCTGCCATTCTGGGTCAGCATAGTGCTTGCGGTGCTCTTGTCCATCTCCACATAGATGATGGTGGAGGGAGCGCCGAGAGGCTTGTAGGCATCACGCATGACGATGTCGGCAAGAGGGATATCCTGCTGCTCAACAATCTTCATCTTGGTGTCGAAGGGGCCGTCAACGAGGTGGTAGGAATCCTCTTCCGGCTTCTTGGTGGCGATGAACCACGGATACTTGTTCCGGGTAGCGACCAGCAGGAAGTTGTTGAGACCTACGCCGTGGATGCACAGAGGACCCTCATCGGTGTGACGAGAGCCAAACTGCAGGCTTTCGCTCACCTCGTTGATGTCCATACCGTTGCCCCAGTCGGCAGTAACCATGCCGATTAGGTCCTTCTCGGAGCCTGGTACGAACGCAACCAGAGCGTTTACAGGGCCGGTGCTGTTCGACAGGATGTTGTCCATGGGCTCGCAAGCGGCGCTGTGCATCGGGAGAAACTGGTTGGAAACGGCATTGAAGTAGTTCTTGGTGATACCAACATTGAGAATAAGTGCCTTCATAGTATACCCCGTATCGTGGGGCCAACGTGCTGCTCTTGAAATCATCTCCACAGCAGGTAGAGCCCCAAGATAGGGGGTTATTGTTATTTGTTTGTGTGTTTGTCTGTTATTACAGGAAGCAGATAAGCGTAAAAGATTGCTATCGCAAGCATCGCAATTACAATCACGATAATTACGGGGACTGGGATTTGTTCGATGAGCGCAAGTATCACGCGTTTTAACAGCAGCTAGAGAAGACGACGTAGCATCTTATGATTGCTGAAAAAAGCGCTTACTTGCTAAAATATCTTCTTGAAATTAGTCATGATAATTCTCCTTTTTTGATTGATATTCATTTTATGCTAACGCACTTTATCGTTGTACCCACGGCTGGAACATGTATAAAAGATGCTCTAACGCGGCGTTCGCGGCTGGGATATGTATAAAGGATGCTTTGCTGTATTTGCAGCAAAACAACGATTTTCGCATTAACGCAGCGTGTACGTCCCGCTTTTTAGGCAGGAAATCTATTATTATCACCGTATCGTGGTGTACTACGATGCAGGAATGTTCCCGCATGACCAAAAACAGATAGTCCGCAAAAAACTTCCAAAAGAAAAAGGACAGACACCCATGACGAGTGTCTGTCCTTTTCAAGAAAAGAGGATTGTGAATATGGCTATTGTTGCACTACCTATACAGGTAATGATACTGGTATCTTTGGTACGATTATTATTCTATACCGTTCGCAAGCGCTGTCAACACTAATTTCTGATTTTTCCAAACAAAAAAGCCAACTGTGTGTCAGATGGTTTTTCTGCTATTCGTTGATGTTTTTCTGGTTGTGGTGAAGGGCACCACGGACAAATTGGTTCCAGCGAGCATGATACAAAACAAATCCGTCTTCGAACTTTACCGTGATGTTGTTGACACCATGATAAGCAATACAGGTGGCTTTGCTTCCATTCTTCATCGTCATCGTGGTGCCGACAGATTTCTCAAAATCGTGCTCGTCCTTGCGTGCCGCACTGATAGTGCGCATCCGCATTCTGCATTCGGGGCAACGAGTGTTGCCGGACGTAGCAGCTTGTGTCATAGCGCGAACGCTTGTCACGAACTCTTTCTTACAATCCGGGCATACGAAGATAGCGCGTCTTTCCGAACGAGCGGAAATTTCGCTGGGAGTGTAATCGTTCTTGTCGCTCCACAGAGGAACAACCTTAGGACACTGGGTAGCCAAATCATTGATTCCGGGAACAACCTTGCGACCTGCGCAAACAGGGCAACCGGTATGGTAGTACATCAAGGATTTAACGACATTGCAAATAGAAGCCTTAAATTCCTGCTTGCAGCCGGGGCATACGAACCATACCTTCTTGTTGTTGCCTGCAGATACTTCACTGGGAGAGCAATCGTTCTTGTCACTCCACATGGAAGCGGCCATAGGGCACTTGGTAGCCAAATCATTGATACCAGAAACAACCTTGCGACCTGCGCAAACAGGGCAACCTGTACTGCCATTTTGTACGGTATGAACTACATTGCAGATAGAAGCTTCAAACTCCTGCTTACAATCGGGGCATACGAACCACGCTTTCTTGTTGCTGCCTGCAGATACTTCGCTGGGGGTGTATGTGTTCTTTGCACTCCACATAGCGAAAATCTTAGGACACTTGGTAGCCAAATCATTGATGCCAGGGACGACCTTGATACCTGCACAAACAGGGCAACCGGTATTACCACGCATCAAGGACCTTGCGATATGGAAAGCACGGGCTTCAAACTCCTGCTTACAATCGGGGCATACGAACCACGCTTTCTTGTTGCTGCCTACAGATACTTCGCTAGGGGTGTATGTGTTCTTGGAACTCCACATAGCGGAAATCTTAGGACACTTGGTAGCCAAATCGTTGACGCCGGAAATGACATTCTTGGAATTGATAGTGTTGGTATTCATGGTAAACTCTCTTTCTCCTCGTATTTTCGAGGCTTGTAATAAATAAAAATGAGCGACTTGTAGTCACAATGTCTTAAACTTATGGCAGCAACGCATCATGGTGCGGATACGAACCAAGTCAATCTCGATTGCCAATGCGTTGATGGCTTCGAGCAGTGCATAGACAGCCATTGCGGGAATCGCTACAAGTAAAATAATGATGGATTTAATGGCTTTCATTTCAGACTCTCTTTCTCCGCATTTGCGCGGTCTTGCAACAAAAAAAGACAGGTCACCCGGTTGGTGCCTGTCTGAATTTTGTCAGGTTGTAAATGGTTGGTCGTGGTTTGGTATCTATTGTACAATACTCATTCTATACTGTTCGCAAACGCCGTCAAGACAACATTTCAAAAGAAAAAGCCGCCCCACCCTGAGAGGTGGAACGGCTGATGAGATTAGTGCTTGATGTAAAGCGAGGTGTCCCTGAACGGATTCAGGATACCAGGCTTATACTTGGTGCTGACATAATCAGCAATCTGAGTATCCGTCATACCGTTAAGCACATCGAGCCAGCATTCAGCGTTGATAGCCATGAGTCCGCCCATACCAAGTGCATTGTCGCAGCGTCTCATATCCTCTGCGAACGCCTCATGGTATGCGCAAGGCTCAGCAGCATGGATAAACCGATTGGTGTCGTACATAGTGCCACCTCACGCGTTTACCATGGCTTTAAGCCCTGCTTCGTCCAGAACGGGAATTCCCAGAGTGTTGGCCTTATCGAGCTTAGAGCCTGCTGCTTCACCGGCGACCAGATAGCTGGTCTTCTTGGATACGCTGCCGGTCACCTTACCGCCGTGCGCCTCGATAAAGGTCTTGGCCTCTTCACGGCTCATTGTGGGCAGGGTTCCGGTAATCACAAAGGTCTTACCAGCAAGCGATACAGCATCCTCAGCGGAACCGCTCGCGGATGCATTCGGTGCATGGTAATCGAGATTGACGCCAGCCTTGTACAGGGCCGTGACCTCCTGCTTGAACATAGGGTCAGAGAGCATAGCGTCCAGAGCGGCATAGATGGCATCAGAGAAACCGGGGATGTTACAATCCTTAATGTTATCCACATACAAGGCAGACAAACCGAGCAGGTTTCCGTCCGTTGCCTTGCACTGGGTAAACAGGGCGCGAGCAACATGACCGCCAATAAGACGATAGCCGAGACCTTTAAGAACACGGTCTGCGTTCTGGGTCTTGGAGTTCTCGATGGCTGCGAGCAGCTTCTTAGCCGTCTTTTCACCGTACATGTCGATGAGTTCGGATTCTTCCTCATAAAGCCAGTACAGGTCTACGGGGTTGGAGATGAACCGACTATCGACCAGGTCCTGAATGATTTGAGGACCAAGACCCTTGATATCCATGCACGCTTTGGATGCAAAATGGATGATGCGGTTGACCGTTTTAGCGGGGCAGGAATCGTTCGTGCAATACAGGTCCACAGACCCGTTCACGGAAGCGATAGGCTCGCCACAGACAGGGCAAACCTGACTGGACATGTCATATGGCACAGCATCTGCCGGACGTTTCTCCTTCTCGACCATGGTAATCTTCGGGATGATGTCACCGGACTTGTGCAGAACAATGGTGTCACCGATACGGATGTCAAGATTTTTGATGAAATCCGCGTTGTTCAGAGTAGCACGTTCAACACGGGTTCCGGCCAACTGTACCGGGTCGAATTCCGCCACAGGAGTGACGCGGCCGGTACGACCCGTCTGCAACACGATACGGCGAAGAACCGTAGCCTTCTCCTCAGCGGGATATTTGAAAGCAATAGCCCACTTAGGAGTTTTGGTCCGCTCACCCATCTTCTTGCGGATGTCGATTTCATCCACCTTGATGACAGCGCCATCAATGGGATAATCGATATCATACCGATGCTCCCCGATATCGCGGATAGCGGCGAGGATACTGTCGGTATCATTGCAATGCGCGTAGTAGGTGGTCTTGAAATCGCAAACATCGCGCAGATAGCAAAGCTGGTCGCAGTGAGAGTCAGCAAACTCAGAGGAATCCTCCCCGTCATTGACACTCTGCACATTGAAGATGAACACTTTCAGATTCCGCTCCTTTGCGACAGCCGGGTCCGATTGACGCAGCGTACCGGCAGCGCAGTTACGGGGATTGGCGAACAGCTTCTTCCCTGCTGCTTCCTGCTTGGCGTTGGTTGCTTCAAAGTCCTCTTCGCTCATATAGCACTCGCCGCGCAATTCGATTTTCCAGACACCTTCCGGCATCTGGATATTGACAGGGATGCCAAGAACCTTGACATTGTCGGTAACATCCTCACCGACATGACCGTCGCCGCGAGTGGACGCCTGTACGAGCCGCAGCTTTCCGTCAGAACCGGCAGGCTTAGCGTACACCAGAGATAGGCTCAGGCCGTCAATTTTGCGCTCAATAGAGAAGGTGGCATCAGGATATTCCTTCTCTACAGAAGCCGTGAAATCGCGCACCTCATCGTCTGAGAAGACATCCAGAAGCGAAAGCATCGGGACACGGTGTTCAACCGGAATGCCGATAACGCGCTTGCCGCCGACCACCTGTGTGGGGCTGTCGGAGGTGACGAGTTCCGGATGCGCGGCTTCGAGGTCACGAATCTCGTGCATCGCACGGTCGTACTCCTCATCCGTTACGACAGGAGCATCCTGCTCGTAGTAAGCTGCGCTCCAGCGCTTGACCTTCTCGCAGAGTTCATTGTAGGTATTGATATATTCAGTCATTGTAGTTCAGTTCCTTTCAGTGCAGCCGCCATAGTATCTATCATACAATACATTTGGCGGCATTAGCAATATCGAACATCAGAAAAAGCAAGCCACAAAATGTGCTGAGACATGCTTTGCATTTACTTTCTCTTCACCTTATCGTATTTCACGCCGAGAATCTCAGCGGCAGCGTTAAGGGTTTCGAGAGAAATATTGTTAAAGTCATTTTGTGCTGCCATATACAGCGCTTTTGTGCATCTGACGGCGTCACAAATATCGTAGATGGTATCCTTGTTTTCGAAAATCAGCAAATACTGCTCATAGCCGACTGTGGTATCTTCTCGATACTCGACACCGTTGGCATCGAACTCATATAAGCGGTTTGCGGTTCCGGAAGTCGGGATGCATTCAAAACGGTTGGTATCAGAATCCGTGTGTGTGACCACCATTTTGCGAATCGTCTCGGGATAAGGAACCCCAAAGCGAAACTCGACCATCCAGAGATAATCGCCTGCCTTAACAGAAAGCATTTCAAATCTTCCTTTCAGTGTTAATTTTTATTGTTTATTCGTACCCTTCAAAGCTTCGATGGCAATCTCAAATTTTCAGTTCGAGCGCAACTTTTTCTTCTGCGCTCTTATCGTTCATCCCATCGACGAGAACGTAAATGTCTACGTTCCTTAAAACAAGTCCTTTCGCTTGCCAGTCGGTTTCTTTGCGAATCTTTTCTGGCAAAAGACGAAGTGCCTGCTTTTTGAGGTTGTCGATTTTTTCTTCTGTTGCGTACATCTCTTGGCTGAAGGTAAATTCTGCAGTTTGGTATGTTGTAGTCCATGCACGAACCTTTACCATTACGGTGCTTTCCGAAATGTTGTAACCTGCAAACGGAATCAAAGACTCACTCAGTTCCCCAATTCTCGCATTGAAGAGATTGGTTATACGAGCAAGTTCCTTGTGGTAGATTGCCTTTGCTTGTCGCACCTGTTCACGGTAGCACTTTACACAGTCTTCAACCGTGTAGAAGATGTTTACAGATTCACCCGTATATCCCCGATAGCCTGTATTATCCATTGGAGCAATCACCTTGGACATAACATGACCGTTCTTTACAGGTCGGAAATAAATAGGAGAATAATAAATTGTCTTATTTGTCTCCTTGGCATCTGTTACCACCACCGGAGTGGGCTCAATTCCACGAATTGGTTTTTTGGTTGGGTCTGCGTTTGCTCGATAGTCGCAAATCCAAACCATCTTTCCCGTAATGTTTTCCAGTCCTTCCGCGTAATCAAAATCCGCAAGAGATTTCGTCTGCTGAGGTCCTAATGCACGGTTATTTCGCCAAAGGGTTACGTTGTTATCTTGTAGATATTCTTCGAGTTCCATTTTTTCACCTTTTCCCTTTCAAAGCTTCGATGACAACTTCTTCGTAGTCCTCAATAGCATAATAAACCTCGTTAAAGCCATTTGAGTGACCGCGTTCATACGCCTTTTCCCAAAGCATTTTCGCTGCATCATGACTGATAAGGACAGAAGATGCACTTTTTATATCCATTCGGATGAGCGTGAGGATATCAACCATGACATCCGAAATAGCTTTGTTGCGGTCAGCCACAAGTTTGGTTACTTCATCGTTCCATTGCTGCTGAAGCTGACGCACCTTCTTTTTATTCCAATCGAGGGAATGTGCGCTGCTGATGATATCACCGGTTTTAGGACGCTTGGTTTTAGGGGTTGTGCGCATGTTCCAAGCAGCCTCCATGCGAATCTGAAGATTTTTCCAACTACTATCCATGTTTTATTTCCTTTCTATGCGTTTTTTTACATCAGAATTTGAAATCCTGGCATACTTCGATGCTGTTTTTGTCGTAACCGACAGCGTACAGTTCTTTGAGCAGCGGCGTATACTCCTCGACCGTTGCAGGAACGCCTGCCTTCAGATACCCGTAAGACGCATTCACATGCTGCCCATTGTGGACATACGCATCGAAATACAGGTTGGGGTCCTTCAATTTGAGTCTTTTGCAAAACTCGAGGGTTCCCGGTATCTTGTCAAGAAACACACAGGTGAGTTCGGAACCGGCTTCTGGATTGAGTTCGTCGGTACAGTTAAGAAAAGCTACTTTCATTTTCGTTCTCCTTTTATGAACGCAAAAAGGCGGACCTCCCAGAATCAGGAAGTCCGCCTTAAAGCGAAATTGTGAATTGTACGAACGCAGTTAGCGCCTTAGTAGATGGTATCTATCGTACAATTCTTATTTTATTCGGTTCGCATATCGCGTCAACAATTATGTTTAAGGGGCTGAAATTATAGCGGAAAATGACCGTAAAAAAGCGGACCCCCGTTTTTGGAGAGTCCGCTAAAGCCGTAATTATTGACCCTGATTCTCAGTCGGCTGCTGCGGTGCAGCGGGCTGCTGAGGCTGAACCGGCGCGGCAGGCTGCTTGGGCTGTGCAGGAGCCTGATAGGTCATGTTGGGGTTCTGGGTCTGTTCCTGAGTCGGCTGCTGGTACTGAGGCTGAGCCTGAGCAGGATGCGCAGCCTTGTAGGTATCATACTTCTGCTTCATCTGGTCGTAAGAATAGCCATCCTGCGGGATACCGAAGTACCGGTACTGACCGAATGCCAGAATCATGTTGAAGATGGGGTTCAGGAAGAACAGGCCAATGGTGAAGCCAATCCCCTGCCCAAACGCGACACTCTGTTTGTACAGGGTTACGATGTTGATGATGACGCCAACGATGACCAGCAGCGTGCCGAGCAGCGGGATGCCGCCAAGTACAGTGCAGACGATGGGGACAAAGAACAGCCAGCCGTTGCCCCAGAAGATTTTGTACCGGATGTAGCTGTTGTAAAACGGGACGATGGACGCCCATCCGGGTTGACCGGCCTTTTCGAAGATTTTCCAGCCAGCCACAATGTTGAGAACGAAGAATGCCAGGATGATGAGCCAAAATCCAGCAAAGATGCTGAGAAGTGCATTGAGGGCCGCCGCCTCTGAACCGTAAGACATAATGATTCCTCCTAAAAATACTTTATATTATAAAGCCAATCGGCCTTATTCCTTTTCCTGCACGGCTTTGCGTGCCGCTTTTTCTTTCGACAGTGCTGCGAGTTTCTTGCCGCTTTCGACCAGGATTGCTCGGCGTTCTTCAGAGATAAACATGGGAGGACGAATTTTTACCCACTTTTTCGGAAATTCCGCTTCTACGCAATCTTCTTTGTCGATGGTCAGCTTCACCTCATCGGGATGCTCTGTTGCAAGTTTTCGCAACTCGTTCATCCGCGAATAATTTCGCGTATAGTACGAGCAGGTTTTCTCTGCATCGCAGAAATTGATGATGGTCTCGCGCTCGTAGGCACCATCGGCGCTTTGAGGCGTTTGGTTGATGGGACGCATTTTTTCATCTCCTTTCAGTCGAACAACACTGCCTTCTTCGATGGTCCGTCCGGCGTGAGGCTGCACGCATAAGCCCAACGCGGAAGCATAATACGACCGCGAACGCTAACAACGGTCATTTCCCGCGCCGTGGCTTGTTCGAATTCCGATGCGTCCAAAGCATTCCGGGTCAGCAGAATGGCGTCGTCCGGCATATCGTTGAGCATCATTTTCAGTTCTTTAACTGTCATAGACTGTCTCCTTTTGCATGACCTCATCCAGCGCCTCTAGGAACAAGACAGATTCGGTGTTCTGCGTCCCAGCTGCAACGATACCGGAAATCTCGTTCGGCTCGATGAGGAAAACGCTGTCACCGTCAATGAATCCTTGCGGCCATGGCGCAGCATAATAGGCGTAGGGCACGATGTCGGTTGCATAGCCGATAATTATATATTTCTGGTCGGCGTCCTGCCGAACCTTAACGATTGTTCCGAGTGAAAACGCGGATTTGAGTGTAGGCGTTGCTGTAACAGGCATTTCTCTTTTAATTTTCAATGATGAAAACACCTCCATAAATACCAGTCTATGCGGTTCGCAAGAATGTGCAACGAAAAAGGCACAAAAAAAGGAGCTGCCCGAAGGCAACTCCCTGTCATACATAAATTTGCTGTAGAAAAAGCGAACTCAGCGATTTTGTGCGACCTTGACATTGAAGTCAAACAGTTCCTTGCTGGTCGAGCACCGAGAAGATAACTCTCCGTCACGGTTCTGGATGACATCGGATGCCGGGACAGGCTTTCCGAAACCGTCGTCCACAAACACAGGATGCTTGCTGTCATCATTGTCAGAACGGGGCGAGAAGCTTGCGGCTGCGAACCAGTCTTCCTCATCGCTGCCCTGCTCGTCATACAGACGGCAGAACGGAGCAGGGATTTCGGGTGTCGGAAGCTGGAACATTGCTGCCTGCATTTCCTTGCCGTCATTCTTCACATTCACATCAATGAGAGGGCAAATCGTATCGCCTGCACACTCCCACTTGGTATAGGATTGAGCGGTAATTGCGGTATTGTCGTCAGATACCTCAATACCGAGTGAAAGAATGTCGGATTTGAGACCGAGCTTTTCCTGAAGCATTTCCGGGGTGAGAGTCAGAAACTGACCGCCGACCGTGTTGATGATAAGATTCATGGTTACATACACCTTTCTGTGATTAGTAAATATAGTTCTCGCCGCGAAGCGCTGCCTGAACGGCGCGGATTTCCTTTTCGGTGAGTTGGTAGCTGCCAATCGGCGTGTTCGCGGAACCAAAGTAAGCGGAATCGAACACCATGCAGGCTTCTCCGTTCTCATTGAGCCGATAGAGGAATGCTTCCTTTGTCCGTGCATCAGTAGGATGGTCTACCAGCGATACGAGAGGAAGACCTGTTGTCGAGTTCTTAACCATCTGCCACTCGGATGCGTTCCGGTCACAGTGCCCAGCGATGTAGATGTGCGGCTCGGAGATAAGGCGCAGGTCACGCTTCATCAATTCGAGCAGTGAATTGGCGGGCTTGCAGCTGTAAGTATTGGTCAATTCGGCGTTCAACTCGAAATTGAGAGAAACACAGAAAACGCGGTATCCGCGCTTATCCAAGTCATCGAGCATTGTGGTGCCAGCGCCAGAAGACAGGAATGAAACCATCTTGGTGTCCATGTTTTTAGGCAGGTAAAGCACAGCCGTAATGAGGTATCTTTCCGAACGCACCAGATTCTTAAACATCACGCATCATCCTCCGTCTTGGTAATCATGCCATGGACTTTGTCGATGGCGGCGGCAATCGTGTTGTTCTCCAGTTCAGTCATCTGCGTGCAAAGGTAACCCCAGTCGATGGCATCGTGGACCTTGCGGACAAACACATCGTAGGTGCCAGCGGTTTTCATCATTTCGATTTCCGATTCATAGCAGCCGGATTCCTCGAGCAGATGCTGGATGTCATCGATGGGGTTCATTTCGATAGTTGGTACAGTTTTGTTCATGATACAAACTCCTTTAAGTGTTTTGGATGCGAAAAGAGCGGACCTCTCAGAATCGAGAAGTCCGCCCTTTAAGCGAAATTGTGAATGTACGAAAGGCAGAAAGCCTTTTTGATTTGGAATGGTATCTATCGTACAATACCCATTCTACTTAGTTCGCATATTTTGGCAAGTAAAAAATGTTGCTTATTCGAAGACGAGTGGCGAAGAGTGTTATTTTAGATGTGGAGAACAGTCCACTCACTCCTTATCCCGTGATAAGTAGTTGTTTATACGTTTGTGTAGTGCATTTCCTTTATAAAATAAGTCGTTGTAACCGGTATAATAATTCTTTGCGGAATAATTCTTGACAGGATTATTATTGTAGCGTAGATTTCTAAAAAAAGCCGCCCACCAAATTATGTTGTGGGCGGCTTTATTAGTTGTTAGTTTTCGAAATCTGGATTCTTCCAGACCGTTTTCTTTCCGTAATGGATATCCGAAATGTACTTGAACGGAATCTTATCCTGGTTTTTAAGAAGAGCATCGTTTTCCTCTAAAAATTCCTCAATGCGTTCCTCTTCACTACGCGGAGCAATGTTCCATGTATCGAGATATCCATCATACATGGCATCCATATTGAAAATTCCGTCAACGGGGTACTTGACAGAGTCAATTTCTCCGTTGACGTCCAAGCCAAGGTGGACGTTCTTATAGTTCTTGATGCTGTCTGTCAAGGATTTGAATTTCCCTTCAGGAGTATCGGGATTGCTGTACTTTTTCACGTACTCTTCCGTTAACTCCTCCGTCATGGCCAATGTAATCCAGAACTGGAGCCCGGAATACTCAAGGCTCGCTTTCTTGATTCTCTCCATCGTCCGTTCAGCCCAGCCGGTGGGATTAGCAAGATAATCCACTACCAGTTCATCGGCATTTGTGGATGTCAGTCCAAAGCAAGACCCTTTTCCAATCTCATCTACAATGCTGTCAATAGGGCTGCGATAATTCTTATACCCCTTTATTATGCGACAGAAAGCGTTCTGTCGTGCTGTCTGGTCGTAATAACCGCCCTTGAGAATTTTCTTCTTGTCTTCTTCCGTCACATTCTCTCGGAACATATCGAACAGCTTCTGTGCCATTTCCTCTATGACAGAATCCGAGGTAAAAGAAGAACGGCAGAAAATCGTTTTGAAGTCAAATGTTTCATTGACGGTTTTGGCATTATCGACAACGAGGCAAAGGAAGCGTATCTCCTGGTTGAATGTTACGGGTTTATTTTCCAAGGTTCCATAAAATCGCTGCCCGTACAGAACATCTACCTTATGCTCACCATAGGCGAGCGGTATGCGCATAAAACGGTAGTAATACTCGGACAGCTCACCGGAATCAAGAATGATATTGCCTTCGAACGAAGGAGCGCCGAGCTCGAGGAACCTTTTGAATCCCTCGCGGTTGATATTGTTTGCCATGATATTTTCCCTCCTAAATACTTACTTCGTTAAGCCCTCGAATTTCGGATTTTTCCAGAGCACATTCTTCATATCACTCCTTTTCCATCTGAACAGTCCAGCCGTTCACGTCGGAATAAACCGCATAGAGCAGTGTTGCAAAATTATAGCCTCCGTCATACAGCGTATAACGAAGTGAAATGTTCAGCGCAAGAGTGCGTTCCTTGACTGTGCCATCACAATCAAGATAGCTGAATATCTTTGTCGTATGGGAAAACCATGCTTCCCGTTCTTCATTGAATTTATCTTCATCGTATTCCACGACTTGCTTGAAACACGAATCAAACGTAGCAAGCTTGACCGACGAAAATACATCAGCCATCATCCCACACTTTTCAATCAATTCATCAGGCCATTCGACTTTGATGATTGCTGCACCATCGCGCAGTTCTTTCAGTTCTTTGCGGGGGCTCAGCGAGACGTTGTAGCGTTCACTGAGGAAGGTGAACAGCCAGGACCAGTCAATGACTTTCAGGAAGTTAGATACTTCCTTGGAATCCATGAAAATTTTGATTTCTTTCCGTGCCATAGTTTTATCTCCTGTTTTTCGATTTTCTAAAAAATGGTTCAAGTCATAGAATTCCAGTTATTGCCCAACCATTCACACCAGCCTGTGGTGGAGGAGGGGCAATTTTTGCTGTCCGCGCAGATATGATTCAGCAGCATTGCCAAGTGAAACTTATCCAATGTCCGAATCATTTCGAGATTTGTCTTATCAGACTGCACGATTGTCATGTCAACGTCGGTTTTCGTCTTGATGTACGACACAGCGTCGCCCATCTTTTTGAAAAAAATTCCATAGACCGGGACAAAGTATCCAACCTCGATGGAAAGCTCTGCCAAAAGACGGTAGCTGTCAGCAGTGTTCGTCCTCTGGAAAAGTTCATCGAACTGAGCGCGAATTTTCTTCTCATCGTTTTTCCCAATGTCATTCAGGTCAAAGATGTATTCCTGAACAATGAACCCATTATTAGATTTCGTGGGCACATATGCTTTGTAACAGGATGCATCAATCTGTTTCATGACAATCGGAAAGTCATGGGAAGACGTGGAATAGAGACGTGCTTTATCGACTTCCTTTTTCAGCTTTTCCAGCAGCTTTTCAAGAACAGCCTTGAGATATTCGGCGTGCTGATGGCAGGTATCCACTTCTGTCTGGAACATACCGGTGTCATCTTTGAGCCGCCCGGTTTCCCAAGCTTTGTCAAAGACGCACTTGAGTTTCTGAAGCTCGGTTGCATCCAAGTTGTCGTATTTCCCGGACTTCGTTTTAGCCTCAAAAATGGCGATTGCTTCACGCACTTCACTGTACGAATCAAGTATCAACTCAAGGTCCTCCAAAAAGAGTTTCTTGTTGATGTCGATGGAGTAATTGATGTCGGTAATGCGCAAGGTTATGGTTTTTGCTTTTTCTTCGACATCAAACCCCATTTCCCGGCAGATATCCGGGAACTGTTTCAGATACATCATATTTTTTCACCTCAAACTTTCTCAGCGATATCTTCGCCGTATACCATGCTCGGGTTGGAACCGTTGTCCCATTCGGCAACATAGCTAAAATCTACAGTTAATGTGTTTGTCGTAGGCAATTTCTCCTTTCCAAGTAAAAAAGCAGGCCCGCCAAAATGGTGGGTCTGCTTGTTGTTTACAGATTGTGAATTGTACGGTGGCAAATGCTGCTAAGTGGAATGTTATCTATCGTACACTTCCATTCTATTCGGTTCGCACAAACATGCAAGTAAAAATGGGCCTTCCCAAAAGGAAAGCCCACTGTATGGTATTGCTGATACTCAGATAGCTGCACAGAAGTTCGCAAGGCGCTGCCAAAGCAAGTAGTTGTCGTAGCTCATGCGTACCTTTTCGGGTACACCTGTAACGAGATACCACTTGTGTGCCTTAGCCTTGATGTTCGAGATGCGCTGCTGTTCACTGCGCGTAAAGGCTTTGCTGAACATACGGCGTCTGCGCCCGGAATTCCAGTATGCACCCTCCATAGTCTCGCAGATAAGAGCATAGGCAAGTTCGTTCTGAACATCGTCATGGGTCAACTCGATAATCTTACCCATATTCAGGCACCTACCTTTCGGCTGGACTTTTCGCGGCTCTGATGCACCATGGAAAGCGCATAGTCGAGCGCGGCATCATCATCCGGCAGATAGGTGACAGATTTGAGTTCTCCGTACTCGCTGTGATGGCGCGGGATAGTCTTGAGTCTTTCCGTAACGACCGTCTCCTTCTCGAAATGCAAAGCAATCCGATTTGCAGGAACGGCATACCGTTTCTGCCGCTCGCATTCCTTGAAGTAGTCGATGAGCGTTGCGAACCCCAAGGGTTTTCTGCCATCAAGTCCCGTAACGGTGACGACATACGCCTTGATGCCTTTCGCTTCCCGTCTCTGCTGGTCCGCATAGTATTGGTAGGAGATGTACATCGGCGATTCCTTCAAATACGCGTTAGATTCCCGCGCAATGTAGGTCCCGCTTTCCCGGCAAAACCACAGAAATGTCTGAGGCTTGCCGTCGGCTTTTGCTTCCTTTGCGGCTTTCTGAATGACCTTTGTGTCGAGGTCAAAGTCCGACTGATATTGTTTTGTGACCTGCTTCATCGCAGATTTCAGTTCCGGTAAAATCGGAATCATAGTATTATTCATTTCAATTCCCCTTTTAGAACGCTGTGAGCTTGGAAATATCCATGTCATAGCGTTCATATTTGTGGATGTAATCGAAAACGGTGTTCATCTGTGCCTGAGTTGCGGTTTTGGTGGCGTCCATATCGAGAAATGTTTTTCCCAAAGACGGATTACGAACCGCAATCCAGCCGCGCCGGTACAGGTAATCGAGACCTTTCCCGCTCCAATCATAGGCCATGTCCAAGACTTCCTTATCAGAGAGGTTCAGGCGTATTCTGTTTTGCATGATGATGCGCCCCGCAAGAGCCGCATGTTCTCCAAACTCGCAAGGATACCATGTTCCGTCCGGAGCAATCATGCCGTATTCAGATAACTTCTGGATATTGTTAGATTCGTTCACGCAAATGACCCCTTTGTAGTCAGGTGTTGTTGTCCAAAAACTCCTGGCATTCGGTATCGTTCATCACGAACCCGAAATACGCCACACGCTTAACGGTCGTCTCCCAGACGCGCATCGTGCGACTCCGGGGCTGTACGACCCAGGAATGACAACGCCAAAGCCCGTCCTCGGAAAGAGCGTACCCGGTCGCAATAGAGCAGTGACCACGGTTTGCATCCCAAAGATAAGCGGAATTCGCGTGACATTGACTGGGCTGACCCTTGCGCATATAGCTGCTGCCATAGAAGAACTGCCCCCGACTGAGTGCTTTTACTGCGTCTTCGTCGTATGCAGTCATGCAGACCTCATCTCCGCCGAAGCTGAGAATCTTGTCATGCAATGCTTTCATGGCATCGAGCATCTCCTTGGAAAATCTCGATTCGCCGTTATATACCTGATGGCTGTCAATCCACCGCTTCCAGTCATCGCTCATCGGATTCCAGTGGATGGGTGCGGGCATCTGGTCAGGGGCTGTGATGGGTTTCAGGCTATTCCAGCCTTTTCGTGTAAGAGTCATCTCGTTACCTCCGCTGGTTTCAGGAGTTTATCGATTCTTGCAATGATTTCATCGCGCTTCTCTCCGCTCGGAATCGAGTCACTGTGGCCCTTATCCGTGAGAAGCGTGTCGAACATGGCAAGAATTTCATTCGGATTGACCGGTTTCTCGGCAGAGGCACGAAGATAGGCTTCGATATCTTCCACGAGATTCCAGTATTCCATGCCATACAGCATCGCACTGTTTTCGTTGCTATGCCGGTCTTCTTCCTCGCTTGCATCACTGCAAACGATAGGAAGTTTTATCTCGGCGAGATAATCGTCAAAGATGTCCGCAGTATAAGCGGCGAGCCAGCGAATATTGGTATTCATGATTTTTCCTCACTTTCTTTCAGCTTTTGCCGCAAGCATCATCCCGCAGCATTTGTTCAGGCAAATGACACTGACCACGAGCAGCGCGATATTGTGCAGCGTGAAGGACTGTGCCAAAGCACTGATGCTCAGGAAGATGAAGAGAACAAACAGGACAGCTAAGGTTTTGAAGATGGTATAGATGATTCTGTTCATGGTAATACTCCTTTTTTTGCTCTTGTTATCGAAGCATATCAACGATTTTTCCGACCAACTCATCATTGGTCACGAACTGGTTGCGGCCCCTGGCACCGAGCGATACAGAGGAGTAATCCTTCATATCGGCGGCATAGCGAACCATATTCTTGTCGGCAATCGGCTGATAGCAAGACCGTTCTGTGGTCACATACACGCATTTTCCGTTCAAGATATTCATGATGTGTCCGTAGCAGCCCGTCTGCTTGCCGTTGCGCTGCATGTTTTGCAGGTTATGCGTCAGCATCAGACCGTCGTTCTCCTTCTCGGCACAGGAGAGCATAGACAGTAGTTTTCGAGTCTTATACGCAGTGTTAGTCATGGTAGATTCCCTCATTTCTTTAGAAATACTTGTAAGCAGCGTTCAGCCGCTTGTTGTAGAGTTGTAAGGTGGTCAGGTTCCCGCAATAGACCTTGCTGGACGAGATAGTGACATTCACCCCGGCTTCCATGTGCGAGAAGAACATCGCAAGACAATCTTCTACACTGTTGCTCGTGGTGAGTGTCTCGTATACCGGATACGAGTACCCCGCTGCCTGACTGTATGTGGCATTGAGCTCATGGACAAAGAATTGGACCTGACCGGACACGGAACTTGCATCCAAACCCGATGCATAGCACCAGTTCAAGAGATTCGTCTTACGGCCGTGTGTCCATTGCAGAAGCCCATAGCCTCCGTCGTTCGGATTCTCGGCAGTAACACGAAGCCCGCTCTCCATTGCCATGCACCCCATCACAGCTGCAGTGCCGGCCTTAGAAAGACCTGCATCCCGCAACGCTGTATAGATGGCGTACTCATTGTCAGAAAGGTTCTGAGGCATCGTGTCCGTCACAGGTTCTTCTGTCGGTTCCTGTGCAGTTTCTGCCGTCTCGACAGAAGGCTCAGATTCGGGCTCTGTCTCGGTCACCTCCTGCTCAGGTATAGGCAGTACCGGCGCGAAAGGCGGCTGAGCGTTGAGTTCCCGAAAATGAATCTCCAACGGCGTGACATACTCGATATCAGAATCATCAGCTGGCTTTACCGGCGCAGCATACGCAGGCGTCGAGAAAAAGCAGGCTAAGCAGCCTATGATGGTGATAACGCTGAGCATGAAAGCGGTGGTCCCGGCATAGAATTTCTGTTTGTCGTTCATTTTCATTTGTGATTACTCCTTTGAATAAAAGTTCCCGCCGACAATAGCTGTTCGGCGGGATGTGATTGATGTTCGGTTGTCGGAAAAACTTCATGCTTCACGGACTACGATGGCGGTATATCCGCTGTTGGCAAGATACCGATACGCTGCATCATAGGCATCGCTGAGCGACGGGGCTTTGACATACCCGATAAAATCGGAGCAGATAACCATGCCGGAAAAACCTGGGTTACCGGCATAGATGGCGAAGCGGGTGTTTTTCTTGGGATTGCGATTAAACATAGCGGACCTCCTTGCAGTCGCGTTCAAAAAGATGGATACGGATTTCTGAAAACAAAAAAGGCAGACCTACCACGAATGGTAAGTCTGCCTAATTTGAAAACAGAATTGTGAATGATGTACGCACGAAAGATTCGGCTGTGTAGAATGTTATCTATCGTACAATACCAATTCTATGCCGTTCGCAAGGATACGCAAGAGAAAAACAAAAAAAGGCGAAGTCTTCCGAAAAAGACTCCGCCATGGTTTTGTGTGCGATTTTTGCATTTCAGTGTTGTTATTCACGGCACATTTCTCGCATCTTATTCTTCCTCAAGCCATTTCTTGGTGATGTCAAGAAGGCATTTTCGGAATTCAGGAGCGGGCTGCATCGGAATCGAAGACCACTGAGAATCGAGAACGACAGGGTATTCGTACTGTTTGCCGTTATGCGAAAACGGTATGAACTGAACTTCTCCGTCCACGAGCCATAGCTTTTCCGTTTTGATGGGGTCGATGTACTCCGTCAGCCAGCATTCGTGCGTAACAACGGAATCCGCCACGAAATACTTTGTCTTATCGTCCAGTATCAGTGCTGGGTTGTTATCCTCGACACAGTAGACCCTTCCGACAAACGGCAGGAGCATTGTCTCGGCGGCGTGTTTCGCGCTTCTCCCCTGCCGAATTTCCGATAGCAGGAAACTCGATATGAAATGCGGGATACCGATGCCGGTCAGGCAGTCATCGAGTGTGTGTCCGGTACAGATTCTCGGTGTTTCCTGGTCCTCCCCCTTCATCCGATTCGTAGGGATTTGCGGAACGACCTTGTCCGGCAAGCATCCGGTATTCGCCATGAGATGAAATAGTATCTGCATTATGGGACTTACTCCTTCGGCAGTTTCTTGCGAAACGGGTCAAGGTCTCCTGGCCTATAGACCGACTTGACATAGGATTTGATGTCGTCTTCTCCAAGGCTCTCAAAGAGATTCAGCCAGCATTCGGCTTCAATCCGCATCTCGCCGCCCATTTGATACGCTTTCTCGCACTGCACCAAATCAAACTGAAAATCGTTCTTGTAGCGGCAGTTTTCGGCTGCTTTTGCAAATTTCGTAAATGTTCTGGTATTCAAGGTTTACCTCCTTTTCTGAAAATGGAAACAAAAAAGCAGACCCTCATTTCGAGAGTCTGCTCTAAGCACATAACAGATTGTGAATCTACCGGTATGGGGAATCAGAAGATGGTATCTATCATGCACTTACTATTCTATTCGATTCGCACAACTGTGCAAGGGGGATTTTAAGATGCAGCTACGCTTTCGCCTTCGCCAATTTCTTCGCAGCTACGCTTCCTGCTCACTCGCTGGCGGCAGCTACGCTTTCGATATCGTCTGCGTTCAGGTTGATGTACTGCCACGATTGCGGGGCGCGTTTCAGGTGCAGCTGATGCATGGGCAAAGAGAGTTTACGGACGTTTGAGATGTTCCAGCCATACAGCATGCCGGTTTTGTTGCCATACTCGAACAGCGCAGCTATATCGATACAGCTTTCCCGAATAAACTTATCCGCCATACCGGACAGCTTTTCGCCGTCTGCATAGTAAGGAGACAATCCTGTCAGGCAGTTCAGCTGGTCGATGTCCTCGCAGGTAAAGACCCCGATGATTTTCCCTGCACCGCCGTTCGCCTTCGTCTCATAGCAGAATACAGCGAATGGAAACGAGATTTCCCAAGGCCGAGATTTGCGGACTTCGAGCGTCTTTTCACCCGACATGATTTTAGCAAGCCATTCGCGTTTTATCGAAATGACGACCGCTTTGCCGTCATTTACCGCGAGTGCATTTTTGAGAACCGTCACAACTCATCACTCCTCATATTCGTAGTCACAAAAGCTGTTGACCTTTCCTTCTGTCTGTTCGTATTCGGACATAAATTTTGCGACAGCCAACTCGAAGTGCCCACGGCTGATACCGGTGACATCCGAAAAATCGAGGAATGCGTGCTCAAAGTTGCTAACCATAGCCACGAGAATGTACGATTCAAGTTCCTTGGAGAATTCTTCCGGAGTGCCATCGAAATGGATGGTGACATCCTTAGATTCGTCGTCAGGGTCAAGATAATTCGAAACAGCCTCATCCTTCGCACTGGAGAAGAACCCATCGACATTGTCACTCACTCGCAGTTCAGCGGAATCGCTAAGCGGTACATTCAGCCCACCTGCAGCTTCCGATTCGGCCATCAGTTGCATAACATAGTAGCGAAACATGAGGAACGCGCACACACCCGTAGGCTCAAAATTCTGAATGACCTTTTTCAACTGCGCCTGACGGTTGTTTACGACTTTGTAGTTTGCTTTCATCAAATCTCCTTCTTTAAAAAATGCTTTACAACGCATGAATATTTGATTTGCCGGGTGCAAACATCAGCGGCTCGTCCGTTACTTTCAGAACGGTGCCGTCCCCTTGCCTGCACGCATACAGGATTGCTTTGAGCATCTCATAGGCAAGTTTGCTGTTGTAGGCAAGCCCTGCGTTTGAGATGCCGAAATTACCATTCCAGCCAACCCTGAGTTTTCTCAGCTGTGGAATCAGAAGGTCACGGGCTTCCGCTATGCCGATGCCGCCCCAACGAGCGTTATGATACGCCTGCAACTGCGGTTTGTTGTCGGTATCAGCTATATCGAGAACCTCATAGATGATGCTGAACTGTCCCATTAGGATTCTGGAATACGCATCGAGGATGGCAGCAGCTTTTACCCAAGCACTTTCGTTCATGTCGATGCGCTTAGTATACGGGGTCTCCTTGTTCCCTGCCCCGATATCCACTGCCGCGAGCGCAGTGTGATAAATCTCCTTTGCTGCGTTTTGCATGAAAGGTACGGGAGCGGTGACCTTGAAATCCGTGAACATCGTATATGCCTTTTCAATATCCGCGTCATGCACACCGTAGGCGTCACCCACTTCTTTGCAGATGGAAGAAAAATCATTGCCGTAGAATGTCTGCATCACCTGCATGATATGCAAAAACAGCTGATACTGCTTTTCGGTCATTTCGAAAATCATGGCGCACCTCCGTTACTTTATTAGCATTATACCACAAATGTGTATTCAGTACAACCATGAACGCTGATTCGTAACAAATAAGATACAAACAAAAAAGTGCCCCTATATTCCTCGACTGAAATCGAAGATTTTAGAGGCAGTGGCGCTCATGGAAGGATTCGAACCTTCGGGCGATTTCTCACCGGCGGTTTTCTGGACCGCTGCCATCGGCCACTCGGCCACATGAGCATATGGCGCAGAGAGCGAGATTTGAACTCGCAAGCGAGGAGTGATTTAGCACCTGCTACAATTATGGTTAAATTGATAGTAAGTGTTGTTTTGCCTCGTGACTGGGTAGCAACCAGTTGCCATACCGTTAGGCGACCTCTGCATGTAAACACCCTATGCAGGGTGCGTTGGTGACCCCTGGCAGACTCGAACTGCCGACTCCAGCTTGAGAGGCTGGCGACTTGGACCAACTTGTCGAAGGGGCCTTATGGTGTGCCGGGTAGGATTCGGACCTACGAACCGAAACGGAGCGGTTTTACAGACCGTTTGCTTTGACCACTTGCATACCGACACATATGGTGCGCCGGGTAGGATTCGAACCTACGAACCGTAACGGAACGGTTTTACAGACCGCTTGCTTTAACCTCTTGCTTACCGACACATATGGTGCTCCCGGCTGGAATCGAACCAGCGACACATAGGGCTTCAACCTACTGCTCTACCAACTGAGCTACAGAAGCAGATGGGGACCCGTGGGGAATTCGAATCCCCAACCTTCTCCGTGAAAGGGAGATGACTTAACCAATTCGTCGAACGGGCCATATATAGCCGCAATCCTGCGGCGAGTGGGTTATGCGATGACGAGGATGTCATCGATTTTCGTATCGAGCATCGCGGCGAGAATCACAAGATTGTCGATGGTAGGAAGTGCAGTGCCTGCCTGCCATTTGGCTACCGCCTGTGTGGAGACACCGAGCGTATCCGCCACATCCTTTACCTTGATGCCTGCCGCTTTTCGCAGTGCCTTGATATTGGCACCTGTTTGCTGGATATCGATTGTTGGAACGTTCATTTTCTTTTGCTGCCTTTCTGTATTGCAGGCAACAAAAAAACGCTGCCTGCCGAAATGAATCGACAAGCAGCGTTCGGAATGCAAATGCCGTCAGAAGACGCACCGCAGCCGTTCGAGGTCTGTTTTTGCCTGTCGATGGGTATAGGAAACAAAGCTGGATTCGTAGGACTCGAATTCAGATTCATAACTATACTCAGCAAACGACATAGCATTAACAGTCTTGCACAGCATCTTCGGTTGTCTCCTTTCGTTTCGTTCTGTTTACATTATACCACTTTTGTGGTTCTGGTCAATCAACTTGTGGTTGATGTTTATTCGCAGAAACCAGCACCTTCGTGGAAAACGCGGTCTGCGCCGAGTTCGTGCTTGCTCATCACACATACTCTCCGTCCGGAAGCCTGTCCGCATCCGGCAATTCATCGGCAGTCAGTTCCCTCAATGTTCCTTGGTCTGTATCCAAGCCGATGGTATACATATACACTACACGGCTATCCCGGAATACTTCGGCCGGGGTCTTGCTTTTGCTGACGATTTGTTCGATTTGCTGCTTCGACGCCGGATACAGGACCCAGCGTTCTTCGCTTCACACTTCTGTGCAGTTGCAGAAATACAATTTTTCGTCCTCGTCCTTGCATACGCAGAGCAGCGAAATGCCGTCATAACTCCAAAACACTTTATCGACAATAAGTTCTTTTTCAAACAATTCTTTGAAATTCAGTCCCTCAAACAAGGGCTCTCCGTGTAAACTCATATCCGCTCCTGTTTTACTTCTTCATGCCGGAACCAACTTATGGTTGAGATTTTTTGGGTTTATCTGCGCCAAAGACGCGAGGATTCGAGGAAGTGAACCTATCGGTGTGCGCTTTTTATTCTTGTGCTTGCCCATGCCTAGTCCTTCTCAAGAAAATGTTCCCACTGTGTTCTTTTGATTTGCTTGCCGCCAAAGGAGTAGTGCTTATCATAATAATCCGACATTTCTGCGGCAAACTTGGCAGCGTCAACTGCGTTGGAAAACACAGATTTGCCGATGTTTTTTACTGCAACCCAATGAACAGCAGTGTGACCATCCACATCCACACCGACGCAATGCGCATTGACATGTTTTCCCTTAAAGAATCTGGTAATCTTGACAGGGTATACAACATATTCCAGTTCAACGAGCCGCTTTTCGTTGTAGTACCGATGTTCCCAGACGCCCCAGAGAGTGTCTCCAATTTTCGGCTGCATGCTTTTCATAAGAGCCTCTCTTATTTGGTGGTTTTGGTCGGGAAAACCTCATACACACTAACATACAGCATCCCCGGCATGTAGTTAGCATATTCTACCGGACGCTTCTGGTCGTACACCTTCACATTCGAACCATCATCTGCCGTAAGCCAGAGATATTTGACATGCTCAGCATAGCGAGGGTCTTTTGCGCGATACATTTGCCCTTCTTTGATTTTGAGGCGGCGCATACAGGCTTGGACGCGGGAAAACTCAACAAATGCACCATAGTCACCAATCACGATACGGTTGTACCCGTTGGTAATGACTGTGCCATCAGCGGTTTCGAGCGAAATCGTGTCACCGGACACATTGCACCATTCCGGCAATGTCTTTTGAAACTTGGCTCTCACATCGCAGAAGAAGGTACGCGGGATGGGTTTGTATTTGTATTCACGGGCAAGCTGTTCTTGGTACTCGAGCATCTGAGCGCCGATTTCTGAGATTTTGTGTTTCACAATTTCACCCCTGACCCAGCATCTGTGCGGATGCGATTTCCCGAATATTGCGATTCTCTTTTTCGGGAGCCGACACAATGCGGCGATGAGAGCGCATCAGCGTCAATACGCGGTTACGGAGCTTCTCGTCCTTGATAAGCCGAGCAACCTGTTTGATTTCCGATTCACGCAGATACATTGTACTGTTGATGAGAACGCCATGTACTTCGCCGTCTTCGGAACTTTTCTCAACCTTATCGACATTGTCATAGGCATAGATGACATCCACGTCGATGGTGATGGACGCTCTCTCAAGAAGTTCATTTCCTCCTTGGGCTACCAGCCACTTGTGGAAGTAGCTCTCATCGGAGATGTATGTTTCACCGATGAGTGCCAGCGGCGGCGACACAAGGTTGTTCGTTGAATAGCGGATATGGTCCTCACTTTCATTGAGGTTGTCCTGCCAAAGTTGCATCGGCTTAAGGCTCTTGTCCTTGAAGTGAATGTAGGTGTCCTGAATGAATGTGCAGACGGTCCGCTTAATATAGTCGATTTCCGGCATCTCTTCCACATTACGGAAGACAAGGCGCGTAGACTTGCCTTCACCGTACTCCTCGTCATCCGTCACATAACGGACCTTCTCCAACACAAACTTGGGTTTTAATGCCTCTTTAACGGCTTTGAGAGAAAATACATTCCACTTCATTCGGCTGTCCTCCACTTCTTTTCCCATTGGTCATACTCAGAAATTTCCCGCTTTACGATTTTGCCGTCTTTTTTGTATAAGGTGATTCGCTGTGCATAGTCTGCAGAGTGTTTCAGCAGCCGCTGCAATGCTTCTTCCTCGGAAGTTGCCTTTGTAACTCCGTAATAGGAGCCACCGGACCCCAAAACATCAGGCTCATACCAGCCTGTCTCGTAGTATGTAGTCTGTTCTGTTGTTTCATCCAGAACGGCCTTCCCCTGCTCGCCATAATCACCCGTATAGTAGCTGCGGATGATGTTAGCGGCATGGTCATTTCCCTGTTGCTCATAGGTTTCGGCAATGAGCTCGACATAAGCCCTGAATTTTTCCTCGTCACCTTCACGATGCGCGGCGATGAGCATTCCGATGGCCACAGCGCTTATATTATTCACGAAATCACCCCCTGAGTTAATTTCAAAAATGGTACTCCAGCCGGGAGTTGAACCCGGAGAAAACAGAGTTTGAATCTGCCGCGTATGCCAATTTCGCCACTGGAGCATAGTATGTCATCCGCAAAAGCAGACGACAGTTGCATGGCTTGATTTTACAGCGAATATCACATTTTATCGCTGTTTTTATACTTGTATTATACCATATTTGGACGCGGATTTGTAGCGAGTACAAGTATGATTCACAAACAATTAACATCTGAGCGAGTCGCATTTTGTGCGCTTGCTTGTCGTATTCGTCTGGCGCGAATCAGTGCTGAATCTGCCTCGAATCTGCCCCGTCAGAAAACAGGCAAAAGCAACAGCAACACAAACGCGAGTCTTTGCAAGTTTCAGAAATAGCGCTTTCCTCGGCTCAGGACTTGCTCTCTGCGGGCGCTGGCGTCCAGTATAAGAGCGTTCCGAGGATATCGCACATCAGTGCCGCCTCGAAGACGCAAAGCGTTTCCAGAGCATCTCTGAGGCGCTGCTCGTAATCTGTACGCAGCATATCAAGGGGAACCAGCACCTTGTAGGAGCCGGAAGGCGCTTTCAGAACGGGAGATTCGGATGCTGAATTCTCAGTAGGGTCATTCTCCCATCCGCAGGTGATGAGATAGTCATACAGAGCATAGGGGTTTACGGCAGAGACTGTCTTTCTGCCATCAAGCATCTTGTAGGCACGGAGATACTTGGCTTCTCGCGCAAGGTCTTTGCTTGTGAGAGAATACGGGATTCGGTTAAGGTCCATATTGCTGACGAGGTCTGCGCGTTTTACCTTGACGGCAATGTCGTTTTGCTTAACACGCCAGATATACTCTGCGTAGGTCGTATCTTTTTCCCGAGTCAGTACAGAGACCGCCTCAGCCACTTCCGGAGGGAATTCCGCTCTGATGGTATCTATCGTGGTGCCGGTATCCTCCACCGTGTCGTGCAGGTAGGCGGCAGCTTTCACCAGCGGGTCAGGCTCAACGCCGTCTGCGACAACGGCCACATGCGCCGTAAAGTAGTCTTCCCCTGCCTTGTCGGTCTGGCCCTTGTGCGCCATCATGGCGAATGCCTTTGCTTTCTCAATATAATCAATCATTCGTATCACCTTTCTTTGGTTTGTAAGCAGCACCATGCGGGTCTGCCGGGCAATAAAAAAGGCTTGCCAGTTTCCCGGCAAGCCTCGATAGATTCAGGTCTTTGCGGACCTTTGTTGTAGTGTTGGAAACGGAAGATTTACTCCGCAGCGCCCTCAACGATTACGACCTCAGCCTCGGTCTCCTTAGGCATGTCGGCATCTTCCTGCTTGGTGTCGGTGCTGTCCTCGGAAGTCTCGGCAGACTTCTCGGTCTCAGCAGACTCAACAGGAGCGGCAGGCTCGGCAGGAGTCTCAGCAGGTACAGTGGGCTCAACAGGAGCAACAGGCTCGGCAGGAGTTTCAGCAGGTACAGCAGACTCAACCGGAGTCTCTGCGACATAGGTCTCGGCGTTGATGCTCTCGGCGCTCATTTCCTGCGCCGGAACCTCGACAACAGGCTCAGCCCCGGCTACGATAGGGTTTGCAGCCACCTTGGCACTTGCGGGCAGACGAGCGATAGACTCAGTCTTGGTCTCGCCGCAGCCAGTGCAAGTGTAGGTCTTGACACCCTCATGCTCAGTGGTAGGCTCGGTGGTAACGACACCGCTATCCCAAGTATGGTCTTTCTTGGGCGTGGTAGAGAGAACGGTGCTCACTTCACCGCAGACGGTGCAGTAGATTTCGGTGCGACCCTCTTCCTTGCAGGTAGGCTCAATGACACGCATCTCGGCATGGTGACCGGTGGAGTGTACAATGTTGTCCTTGTAAGAGAAGCTGTCATCCTCATTGCACTTGTGCATCGTGTAGCCGTCCTCGGTGCAAGTCGGCGGGACAACGGTAACAGTGAAGGTGTACTTGGTGGGCAGGACCTTTTCAGTCATGGTCGCGTCGCAGTTCTTGCAATGCAGGGTCTTGACGCCGTACTCGTCATGAGTGGGCTGGGTAGTGATGACACCCTCATCCCAGATATGACCAGTACCACCATAGGAGTAGGTCATGGTATGGGAAGCATCGCGCTTGCAGTGCATCAGCATAGTGCCCGGCTCGGTGCAGGTAGCCTTTTTCAGGCATTCGGTGTGCTCGGTGTCCCAATCATGGTAGCCGATAGCGGGCACAGGCTTCAACACTCTTTCGTTGCACCCCTCGTAGCTGCAGTACATCCAACGCTTGCCTTCAGTCTCGCAATAGGGTCCTTCGACGATTTCGCCAAGGCGCGTGTAATCGTGGACATGGACCTTGGCAATGCTCTCGGTCTTGGTCTTGTTGCAGACGGTGCAGGTATAGGTCTTGATGCCCGGCTCGGTGGCAGTAGGCTCCTTGGTGATAACGCCCTCGTCCCACTGATGCTCCTCGTTGACGGGGATATCGCGGACATGCTGCTTATCGTTGCAGCGCTCACAGACCTTATCTACGCTGCCAGCGTCCTTGCAGGTGGCGGGAGTAGTGACTTCCTTGTACTCATGACCCAGCGCAGGGACGATGTTGTCCTTGAAGGACTTGGTGGCGTCTTCCACGCACTCGTGCATGGTATAGCCGTCCTCAGTGCAGGTAGGAGCGACCACGGTCTCGTTGTAGGTGTAACCCAGAGCCGGAATGCTCTCAGTGTAGGTATCACCACAGTTGTGGCAGGTGAAGGTCTTGACACCGTTCTCGGTGTAGGTGGGCTTGGTGGTCACAACGCCGTCATCATAATCGTGACCGGTTGCGGGGATGACCTCGGTGTAGGTATGGCTCTTGTCGTTCTGGCAGGTGAAGGTCTTGACGCCATCCTCGGTGCAGGTAGCAGCCTTGGTGACAACGCCGTCATCGTAGTTATGACCCAGCGCAGCAATCTCCTCGGTCTTAGTCTCGGTGCAGCCATCGTTCAGGCACTTGTAGGTCTTCACACCGGAAGCCTCACAGGTAGCAGGCGTGGTGACAGTACCATCATCCCACTTGTGACCCATAGCCGGGATGACCTCAGTCTTGGTCGCGCCGTCACGAGAGCAGGTAAAGGTCTTCTCGCCATCCTCAGTGCAGGTAGCAGCCTTGGTGACGACACCCTCGCCCCAATCATGGTCCAGAGCGTCCACGAAATCGCGGTTCTCGGTCAGCGTGGCGTCCTGGTCGCAGATGTAGACGGTGTAGCCCTGCTCAGTGCAGGTGGGAGCAACCGTATCACCCTTGTGCCAAGTCTTCTCCACCATCGGGATATCCTCAGTATAGGTATCACCGCAAGCAGAGCAGGTAAAGGTCTTGACGCCCTTCTCGTAGATGGTCGCTTCCTTGGTCACGACACCCTCATCATAGGTGTGCGGGGTCTTGTCGGTGAAATTGCCCTTGTAAGTAAGACCCGGAACCTCATTGCACTCATAGATGGTATAGCCCTCGGAAGTGCAGGTAGGAGCAACGACCTGCAGGATGTGGTAGGTCTTGTCCAGAGAAGGAATCTCCTCAGTACGGGTCTCACCGCAATCCTTGCACTTGAAGGTCTTGATGCCGGTCTCGGTGTAGGTGGCAGCTTTCGTCACGGTGCCGTTATCCCAGCTATGACCCTTGGCGGCAACATAGTTGTCGTTGTAGTTCATACCGCCCCACTCGTTGCAGATATGCTCATCATAGCCCTGCGTGGTGCAGGTGGCGTCATGATGGCGTACGGTGAAGGTGTAGACGGGCTGAGACTTCTTCTCCGCAGGAGCGGCAGCTGGAGTCACAGCAGCAGGCTTCTGGGCAGGAGTCTTGGTGCCGGTGGTGGTTTTATGGTTGTTGTAGACGGGAGCCTTGGCGGGACCATCCTTAGTAGAAACATTGTCGGGGTTCGTGTTCTGGCTGGCAGCGGGCTTCTCAGCCTTGTCGGAAGCAGCCTCAGACTCAGCGGTCTTGTTCTCGGTGTTGGCAGCATCGGAATCGGGCTTGCTCTCGGCTTCACTCTCAGCCTTGCTCTCGGACGCCGCCGCGCTGGTATCTTCCTTCTCGGCAGTGTCAGGGGTTTCGGACTGTGCGGTGCTTGCGGAATCGCTCAGGCTGGTGGAAGGAGCAGAAGAGGCAGCATCCTGATTCTTCTTGCCCTTACATCCGGTAACAGAGATTGCGACTGTAGCAGCCATGGCAACTGCAAGCACATTCTTCATCATAGACTTTTTGCGCATGATTTTACTTCTCCTTTTTACTGTGTGGGGTGAGTCCCCACATCAACGAAACGATGTGAAGAGCGGAGGACTTCTGATATTTCGTTTTCCCTGTCGCTCTATATGCATTATACCACATTTTTCCTTGAAAGTATACTGAGTACAACCATGATTAACGTAATGTTCACAAATCGCAACAGAATCCGAGAGGCTCCTATCGGAGAAAAAACGATTCTGGTACGATGAAAAGAAGCGCAAATATGTAAAAAGCAGCCGGGTACAGAGTGTATCCGACTGCTGATGGCGGATAGGGTAGGATTCGAACCCACGGACGCGGATGCATCTCTGGTTTTCAAGACCAGTTCCATAAACCACTCGGACACCTATCCAAGAATCAGAGAGTGTTAGCCGCAGAAATCTGCGTTGCCCGCCATCTACCGCGTGGAGGTCGCTCTCAAAAGATGGCTGACGAGACGAATTTGTCTCGCCCATGCCGCAGCCGTTTTCGCCACTCGGCATGATGTTTTCGGCTTGACGTAACCCTGTGTAAATGACCCTCAGATGGGGGCGGTGCGGGCAGGATTATCGTCTTCGTGGTGTAGTTAAGGAGTACCGCACCAAATAAATGACCGTACTGCGCTTGTGTAACAGTACAATGCACGCCCAGAGACGATTTCCAAGATGGAGATGTGTCTGGTGGTGGAAGCAAAGGGATTCGAACCCTCGACCCCCTGCTTGCAAAGCAGGTGCTCTCCCAGCTGAGCTATGCCCCCATGATGGCGGGAAGGACCCGACAGTAATTACGCGTAGTGAAGTTCGCCGTACTGTTTGACCTCGCGCTCCAGATGCAGCGGAATGGTCTTGTCGCTCTTCTGCGTGATATCCTCACGTGTCAAAAGGCGCTCATCGACGCCAGCTGCCTGCAGAACTTCGTACAGGTTCGATGGACCGGTGCCGTCGTAACCCGCAGTTAAGCCATTGACCTGCAAAGCGAAGCCGTGCAGATGCGGTGCCAGACCCGGTACAAAATCGAGTTCAACAACGACTTCGTTACTATTCTCGTTCAAGCGCTTGACCGAGAGAGCACGGATGTTCTGACTTCCGAAGGTCTCAATCAGTTTCTTAACCGCCGCTGCGGTTTCAATCGTTGATGTGCCTTCGACGTTGATAATTGCCTGCTCCATCGGAATCATCTCCTTCCTACTTAGAGTTGTCATGCGCTATAGCAGATAACGCTCTGCCGTGCGGGGCTTTACGTTGCCCATTCGTGTTCGGTTCCGGCTCCGACGACTTTCGGAAGGACTTAGCCAACCGTCAGCAAGTGCATGCCCCCGCTGACAGCTTCTTGGGCGGATTCTCAAAGAGCGCGTCACCCAATCGGACCGTGGAGCTTGATGGCAGACTCGAACTGCCGACCTGCGCGTTACGAATGCACTGCTCTACCAACTGAGCTAACCAAGCACGGTAGGGTGTTTTATGCTGGTTATCACCCCTCAGCGAGGAAGCCAACCTCGAGTCCAGCACCATCCGGTAGCAACCCCGGAGGATTCTGCGCTGTATCCTCTCCGATGTTTTTCAGCACCATTCGCGACTGATGCCGAGACTTTCGGATACCTTCAGGTGCAGCACCTGTTTGCCGATTGATTTTTTGGCTGTCCGTTGGCATTCGACAGCGGACCACAAGTGGACCATGCTCGCCAAATTTAATGTCGTGGCGTACGGTGACGGCGACGATGGAGCGGGCAGCGGGATTCGAACCCGCGTGACCAGCTTGGAAGGCTAGTGTATTAACCCCTATACGATGCCTGCATGAGAAAAAGCGGGTGAACCCTCTCTTAGCCCCGCCATGATGTCCGTTTAGTAGGTCGTCATCCCCGAAACATCATCTTTATGTCTCTTAGCGATTCCGCGAATCTCTGCGTGGACGATACGAAAGAATCCGGAAAAGCATTTTGGACACTGGTCAACTTCAATTCAAGCCCTGCCGTTACTTCCCTGTCAATTCGGGTCAACGGAATGCTATGGGCTGTGTAAGACTGCGGCAAACTTACCAGATGCCGCGCAGCAGTCTCGCCTTTTTCGGCTATGTCGCGTCTGGCTGCGCCCCGGCTTAACGGGGATGCTCGTACGATGCATGCTTAGCGGGACGAGATTTGTTGTTTCTGCGCCGAAGCACAAGAGGAAGCACTCGCCCACACGGCTTCCTGACCGTTTAGGATACCGTTTGCACAGGGAATGCAATGCGGTTCCTGAAAGGACATTCGTCAGCGCAATCATAGTCGCTGTCCACCACCCGCCGCGTGGAGGCTGTCCCATCGGGTGGCTGAGTGCGCCGAGGTATGGACGCACTCAGATAGGCGCTACCTATTATGGTGTTTTAAGGCGGGAGCTGCCCGCCATCAGGCAAATCAGTACATCGGTGTGACCCTTTCCTTGATTTTGACATTCGGACGCGGTAATTACTGCATCGGAGTGCCCTCCCTGTTTTATTTGACTTGCTAGAATCGCTTCCAACAGGTCATGGCTCTGGCAGGTGGAGTTGAACCACCTTTTCCCGTGCGCTGCGGGCGAATTAACCATGGTGCATTGCAACCTCCGTATTCGATACCAGAATATTTCGGTCATTTTACGTCCGACCGATTGACATGAATAGCCGGTTTAACGTCATGGCATGGACGATGGGTGCGGAGACAGGACTTGAACCTGCAACCGCCAGCGTATGGGGCTGGTAAGCTACCTTTGCTATACTCCGCGTGGCGGGTCGTACTGGGTTCGAACCAGCGACGCTCGGATTAACAGTCCGATGCTCTGCCGACTGAGCTAACGACCCAAGAGAAAAGACATTTGCCACGGGGAGCTCAATACCCGTGTTACCGCCGCTCGCCGCGAGGAGGCTGTCTTTATGAGCGGCAACTCTTATGGGATACCAGATACGATGCTTGCCGCCGCTCTACAACCAGCTGCAAGCAGATGTGTATGTAAGTGTGTGTAAAACTATGATGTTGTTTCGGAGCATATCTGGTATCTTCTAAGAGTTTTATGTTATCTGCGAAGATGTTTGCCAAGCTAAGGGAGGTTAAGCCTGTTGCCCGATGCCGACCGCGTGGAGGTCATCTTCCCGGCATCAGCTTCCGACAGGACTCGAACCTGCAACCTGCTGCTTACAAAACAGCTGCTCTGCCATCTGAGCTACAGAAGCATATTCGGGAGAAGTGGCTATCTCCCGAAAGTAGTTGCATTATACCATAAATGTGGTGTTTCGTCAACGCTATAAACACTATATATAGTATTAAGAACGGAAAACTCAGAAAACAACCGCAATATATAGGGCGTGCTTCAACCTGCTGCTTTTCTGTTTCTGTACTTGCATTATACCATATTTTGGCGCGAAAGTGTATCAAATACAAGTATGATTTACAAAATGTTCAAACACTTTCCCAGGCTCGATGCGTTCCGGGAATCTTAGACTCCTGTTGCCGACGCGGTGCATCCTGTGGTCAATGACATCAGAACGGCGCATCTGTTCCGCGTTCACGCAAAAGCCTGTACCGTAGTATTGCATGTAGTTACTTCGTTGCTCTTTATTTTCCGCAGCCCTTCCGAAAGGTCTTCGTTCATCGTGGACGAACACCGTATCCGAGCACAGAGCGAAATTGAGATAGTGCATTGCCGCCATGCGCTCAAAGACATATATTTGCCTGGTCTCTGTGAAATAATAAAAGATATAGTCAGCTTCCTTGTACAGCCATCCCTTTGAGTGCTTGGCTATTGCTTTCTGGTATTTTCCAAACCGCAGCAGCTTGTCATCTTCGCCGATTGCGAAACTATTCACCGCTGTTTCGAGGAAGACATTTCCGGTTTTGTAGGTGTCAGCCTTGGCTTCAACCGTGAACGAAGAGCCGTCCTTCCGGTATACAACGAAGTCGATGTCGTCTTCCTGATATTTCTTGTCATCTCGTACATCCGAAAATCCTGCAATCCTGTCCTTGTGCTTTTCACAATAGTAGTCAAGATAGTGCATGGTGACAGATTCACCAATCAGACCTACCTTCATCTGACCCGCCATGTTATAGGGAGTCTTGTTTTTCTGTCTGTACAAGGGTATTACCTCACGATGTTACCGCAAAACGGGCACTTTGCGCCTTTCCGGCAAATGTCAGCAATCGAAGGCGTCCAGTCTTTGTCTTTGCCGTACCCGCATGCGGTGCATACGAGCGGGATATTTTTGCAGCTGCCGGTCGTATACATGTCGGGGCCGAATTCGTTTTCAGGATGCCACAAAGCGGCGATTTGAGGGCATGCAACTGATACTAAAGGTTTCCTTGCTGTCTTGGCGTAGTGGGCTCTCATGACCTTTCTCAGTGAGTTTCTGGCGCATTCGGGACATCCGGTATGTACTTCCCCGGACCCGCAGGCAAAAGCAATCATCGGATGCCATTCTCCGTTTGCGCCGTACCCGCAATCCTTGCAGACAAGGTATACATGCCTTGCGCTTCCGGAAGTCACTCGCGTGGGCGGGAACTTATTAAGTGTCGGATGCCACTGTGCAGCAATTTCGGGATGAACGGTAGCTACATCATTGACGCCTTCGACAAGGACTTTTCCGGAACACGCCGGGCATCCGCCGCCTGTTCGACAGGCACCGGCGATAGAGGGACGCCATTCACCGTTCTTTCCATATCCGCATTTCGGGCAGATAAGAGCGATTTTACGATTGCTGCCGCAGGTGACTTCCTCTGGTGATACAGAATTGGCTGTTGGATGCCACATAGCAGCAACGCGGGGACATTCCTCTGCTACCGTGCCACGATGCCTGCGATACCGCCACTCGAAATCTCTCACGGTACAACCACCCCTGCCCGTTTATGGATGTTTTCGGACTTTGCGATATTTACAGCTGTGCTGTAGGAGATACCGTATATATCCGCAAGGTCACGCAGATTTTTGCCGGTATTCATCCGTGCAAATTCCGCAAATTCCCGGTTTCTGGCTTTTACATTATCCGTGATAGGAGAACGGCTTTGCGTGGCTTTACGGGTTTCGGCTTCTGCCAGCGATTCAGAAAGCTTTCCGTAGTCGTGCAAAATCTTATAGGTCTGACCCACGGCAATCTTATGGTCTCTAGCAATGTCGGAGACGCTTTTCCCGTTCTGGTATTCTACCGCAATCCCCTCGCATACTTCTTCCGGCAGCTTCTTCCTCATTTTAGCGTTGCCGCGCAGGTTCTTGCGGTAGAGGGGATGATGTGCCCGGTATTTCTGGATAAGCCCCGCAATGAATCGCGGCGTGACATTATACCGTACTGCGATATTCTCTACTTTGACACCCGCTTTGTAGTCTTTCAGAATATCGTTGTTCCGCGCTTCGATTTCCTCCGTGGTCTTGGTGTCTTCCAAGGCTTCACGCTGCAGCCCCAATACTTTCGGGCTGTGCTTGAATTCCGGGATGTTCATGGGCGGTTCAGGACCGAAACGGACAAGACCACCAGAAATCGGATGCCCTGCTTCTCGAAATACCTGATAGGTGGTGGATTCCGATAACCCATACTTATCCATGATTTCTCCGACAGTCATGTACGGATTTGCCATGACATCCGCAACGATTTCGGCATTGCGCTGGCGTTTCTTGAACTGCACAGCTGACCCGATATTCTCTTTGTGCGGGGTATAATCAGGGCTTCTGCGCAGGATATGATAGACCTGTTGTCCAGAGAGATTGTATTTCTCAGCGATTTCAAAGGTCCAGGCCCCGTTTTTGTAGTCTTGCGCAATCTCAATATTCCGCTGCTCCATGTCGGCTTTCGACAATCGTTTCTGATTGTTGGGTTTCCGATTCGGGCTTTTGCGGTCATTGCGGCGCACAGCATCAAAACCCTCTAACACTTCAAGGGATTTCTTAACATTCGTGCAGCCGATACCGTATTTCTCAGCCAATTCCGCGATGTGCATACCGGCGATATAATCGTTCAGCATTGCCTTATCGCGGTTCAGCTTGGCTTCTCCGGTCAAGCTTTTCCGATGCATGATGTAACCTCCTGACTTGCAACCCAGTCGATGATATGGTCGATGCAAAGATTCGTGATTTTGCTTGCGGTATAATACTGTGAAGTGTCATTGAGCAGCGATTCAATTTCCGCATCGGATGCCGAATACCCTACTGATGCAAAGAACATCCTTGCGAGGGTACGCGCATCGTCCCGGCACAGAGGTCTTACCGTATGCCCAAAGGTGAAGCGCCGGAGCAGAGCATCGTCCAGCGTATCTGGACGGTTCGTGGTCCCGATAAGGATGATGTCGTTGCCGAGTCGGTCAAGCTCCTGCATCAGGGCAATCGTCACACGGTTCATTTCCGCAACATCATCCTTGCCGCCGCGCTGTGTCCCGATAGCGTCAATCTCATCGAGGCAGAGCACGCACGGACTTTTTCTCGCATAGTCGAATATCATACCGATATTCTTCTGCGTTTTGCCCAGAGCGGAATTCACCAGACCGGAGAAATTCGTGTATACGAAAGGAAGGTTCGTCGTATATGCGATATACCGCGCCAACTCAGTCTTTCCGGTTCCCGGCTCGCCCATGAGTAAAAGAGAACTCGTATAGTGAATCCCCATTTCCTGTAACCGCAGCGCAGCACGGCGCGTCTTGCACATTTTATCAATGACCGCCTTCTCGCTGTCTCGGATGAGGAACCGGTCTTCTCGGAAAGCGCTCGAATCCTCCGCGACCAAAAGCCCCTGCAGGTTATACGGCAGTTCGATGAGTGTAGGACTTTTACTTGCAAGTGTTCGCAGACAGGTTTCCTTGAACGCTTTGTCCTTGACAGTAGTAAGCCCCTCCAACACGATTTTCGCCTGCTGCTGAGATTTCCGAATATCCCCTTCCACTACATACCGAAGCAATGCCCGTTCATTCTCGTTCACTTAATTTCCCTCCCTCATACTCTTTTACATTTCTGCTTACGGACGCGCCGAATAATACTGTAAATACCCGGCAAGGAATAATGGTATGCCTTAGCGAGGTCTTTGGCGTCGATGCCGTTTTGGTATTTCTCGAAGATTTCATCGTTGCGTTTTTGTTGACGGCGGGTGATGCGACGGTGACTGAGTTCTTTGTTGCTGATTCCGGCCTGAACAGCAATGGCACTGCAATACCCAATGGAAACACCGTACTTTTCGGCAATGTCGCGGACACGCGTATTTTTCTGATACTCCGCCACGATTTTATCGACCAGATTGGCATGGTCCTGTTCTTCCGCAATGCGCTGCGCCTGTTGTTCTTCATCGAGAGCGCGATAGCAGGTCCTGACGCAAAGCCCGTATTTCTCGGACAGCTGCTCAAACGATAGCCCGTCCTCATAGTCTTTGACAATCTTCCTGTTTCGCTCGATGATTTCGCTGCGGGTTGCTTTCCTTTTCCTCATACTGGTTCACCTCTTAGGCTTTGCTGCCTTCTTTTTGCGTCCCTTGCCGCGATAGATACCGGCCTCATGAAGATACTTGAATCCGGAAGAGGGACTGATACCGTATTCCCGAGCAAGGTTCTCGACCGGCGTGTTGGGGTTCTTCTTCTCGTAGTCCACAAACCCCTGCTTGAAATCTTTAATGCGGCGCAAAGTAGAGGTCTCGATTTTCGTGTCGAGGTGCCGGTGGTAGGAGTCCCCGCCTTCTTTCAGAATACGAAAAATCGTGGCGCGGTTAAGGTTAAAAGCTTTTGCCAGTTCTTCGGCTGAAATGCCTTCCTGATACTGGTTGCGAATCTCGTCGTTGCGGTTATCCTTCCACTCTGTGAAAGTCACTTTCCGCCGCTTCTCCATCTCCGCCTGTGCGATATGGTAGACGGTTTGCGGGCTGAGTCCGTGCTCCTGCGCGAGGTCCGTGACCTTTGCGCCATTTTGCAGTGCATCGGTAATTTTTCGATTGCGTTCCAGCAACTTCTTATGCGTCATAGAAACCTCCCAAAATAAAAGAAGCAAGCTCCCGAAAGAACTTGCTTCTTGTATTCAGTATTCACTTTTTTCGCGTAACGCGGGCAAAAAACTCACCCACTGATTCACCTTACAGTCTTCATTTTACCCAATTCGCACGAATGTGCAACAACTTTTTGCGAATTTAGGTCCACTGCATGTGCGGGATGTCCGAAAGCATCATAAGGCAGGTCTCAAACTCGTCTTCGATGTATCTGGTGATGGCATCAAATCTCTGCATCAGTGGCAGTTCCGCGAAAGATGTGCCGGTTTCCTTGCGGCATTTCCCCTCTGCGCTTGTATATATCACATTCAGCATGACATTCAAGGCGAGAAGAATATCTTCATCCTTGCCCTGAACCGTGAAGAAGAAGTAATGCTCCGACTCACCGTCCGTAACGCCGATTCGGTTATCGTATTTTCCGTAACTTGCCAAATCACCAAACACACTGATTGCAATATATCGCAACTTATCCTCAATAGGAACAGTCCCCCATAAAGGATAATGTTCATCCGGCTGAAAATCTGCCTTACCGCCGTTGTACTCCCATTCAACGAAATCACGGACGGAGAGTTTCTGACCGCCCGGAATGATTATTTCAAGCTGTTCCAAAATGTTCTCACCTCTTTGCGTTCTCTCGTTGTTTTCTATTGTATCCGGTTCGCACGATTATGCAACATTGAGAGAGAAATTACCGGACACAGGAATCTGACGATAAACAAAAAAGCCGCCTCCAAGACGGAGACGGCTCGATGGTATTACATTCCGATTCTCTCAAGATACGGGATAGCGGCACGCATTCTTTCGCACTCCCAACTCTTGCGGGGGTTGCGTTCGTGCTTCTTGATGAACTTCTTCATCTCGGCGGAGGTTTCGGCACCCAGTCCGGTGGCGGCTAAGATTTCCCTTGCACCGTCACATTTCATGGCTTTCAGGGTATCCGACTCAATTTCGCGTCCGCCCTCAAACGGCTGCATAAATTTGAGTCTGCAGAACGGGAGGTAGCCTTCCGGTGCATTATCGCCGATATTCCAAATGATATAGCCGAGAGGCGGTTCCGTTACGACCTCGTAGGTGTCGCATACGCCAAGCGCAGTATGATAGATTTTCATTATGGTACTCCTTATTTTTCGTGGCGGTCTTTAGACCGATTGTGATGATTACAGGTTCAGCGAGATGTTGCGGGCACTGGGCTCGTATTTCTTAGTTTCTACCCCGGTAATCTTGAACATGTGTCGTGCAGCGACATTGTTGTTCGCATCCCGGTACTTGTCGTCGAGATACACGATACGCTTTATTCCGCTCTGAATGATTGCTTTCGCACACTCGTTGCACGGGAAAAGCGTGACATACATCGTTGACCCGTGCAGGTCTTTCCCGGCGTTGAGGATAGCGTTCAACTCCGAGTGGCAGACATACATGTACTTGGTTTCGAGTTCGTTTCCTTCCCTGCCCCAAGGCATGATATCGTCATCGCAGCCAATCGGCATACCGTTGTACCCCAGAGACAGGATTTTATTGTCGCGCACGATACATGCGCCCACCTGACTGTTCGGGTCTTTGCTGCGCATCGCGGACAGCATCGCAATGCCCATGAAATACTCGTCCCACGAGATATAGTCGCGGCGTTTGGCGGTATTGTTCTGAGATGCTTCGTTTTTCGGTGAAATGCTCATATGGTTCTCTTTCTTGTCTGATTTAGACAGTGGGTTCGTTTGTGTATTTTTGCGAAAAAAGGCGGTGGAGTGTCTTGCCCCACCGCATTGGTATTGGTCAGATGTACTTTTCCCAGAATTTCTCGAAGGTTTCGTCCGGCATCACCATTTCCGTCTCATCGAGGACACGGCTGAACTCGCTGCTGCTGATGTCGGTGCCGATGAAATCCGTGACGGCATCGCGGCCACGCTGCATCAGGGCATCTTTCAGGATATACCAGCGGTATTTGTGGATGAGGTCCGTCAGAGATTCGCCGTCGTTCTCCCAGTAATCGTTCTTTGCCTGAACATGATACAGAGCATCGAGAACGCCGTCGTAGTCATCGCTGTCATACTCGCTCACAATGTCGTTGAGATTGAGCAGACTGCGGTCAACGCCATCGACATTCACGGTTGCGTTTCTGAACGAGTCATCGTAGCAGGGCTGTGCAGGAACTTCCACAGCAAACACCTCGTGCGTTTTCTTGTTCACCTTGCACGGCAGATGGAACGATGCGCCGGAATCAAAGTTCGAGGTGATGACGCCGGATACAATATCGGGCATCGGGTTCTCGCGAGCCTCCTCAAACTCCGGCAGATGGAACACATCCACGACATTCTCGATGTCGTAGTCAAGGGCACGGACCTTCGTGACGATATAGCCGCCCCGCTGCAATTCGAGAATTGCACGGCAGAGGTCAAGCTTAATCTCGTGCTCATTCAGAAGACCGCCGTGGCTGTCTTTCACGAGGGTGATTTCGATTGTTTTGTTCTTGGCGGTCGTTTCGGCCAGAAAATAGGTCTTGTCATTGCAAATTTCAAACATGTCATTACGCTCCTTTTTGTGTTGGACGCAAAAAGAGCGGGCCTCTCAGAATCGAGAAGTCCGCCCTTCAAGCGAAATTGTGAATGTACGAAAGGCATAAAACCCTTTCGATATGGAATGTTATCTATCGTACAATACCTATTCTATTCAGTTCGCACATTTTGGCAAGAAAAAATCACCACCTACTTGCATAGGCGGCGACTGATTTACTTGCTATCGTTTTAGTACCTTATTGGGGTTTTCCGTTTCCGAATCAGCCAGGGCGCGTTCCTGAACCCGGGTCGTCCAGAACGGAACATCCCGTGTACTACACAAATCGGCTTATATGGATTGGATGCTGATTGGATATTTACGGTTTGCAATATCCGCAAGGCGTATATCCCTGCTCGATAAGTTCCTCTCTTGTGCCGGTATACTCCTCCCTGTTTGCATCGCTTATCTGAGATGCCGAGGAGCAATCTGGACGGTGGAACTTGCGAGAATTAGTGTTCAGGATATAAGTCACAGCAACTGTATCCGGCTGTTGCGGCTCCTCTGTCTCGGCAGCAGAGGTATCAGAATCCTTGTGATATTCCCCATACGAGAAGGTGACTTCCGTACCGTCAGAGGTGCAGTAAATATCACCGAGTTCGTCCGTTCTGAGCACCTCTACTCCCGCGCTGGCCAGCTTTGCGAGGGTTTCGCTGTGCGGATGGCCGTAGCTATTGTCCTTGCCACAGGATATGACGGCATAAGTAGGGTTCACGGCATCCAAGAACGCCTGAGAGGTGGAGGTGCTGGACCCGTGATGCCCGACCTTTAAGACGGTGGATTCGATGTTTTGGCCGGATTCGAGTATCTTCTCCTCTGTTTCCTGTTCGGCGTCGCCGGTGAACAGGAAGGATGTATCGCCGTAGACAATACGAATCACAATGGAAGTATTGTTCGTGTCCTCAGGCACGGAATTGACGGTCACTACGGTGACGGTGGCTTCCCCTAGGGTGAATGTATCCCCAACTGCCGGAACCGTAATACCACCGCCTCTCTCGTCCGCACGAGCCTTAAAGTTCCGGAATGCTTTGCTGTCATACTCTGTCACAGGACAGAATGTGACATCGGCTGTGTCAGCCTCGAAGGCACCCGAAAGACCTCCGATGTGGTCTTCGTGAGCGTGTGTTCCTATGACATAGTCTAAGTGTCCCTCTGTCTCGCGCTGTAATACTGAGTATACAAGGTTCGAGTCATCGGCATTGCCGCCGTCAATGAGCATCGAGTGCCCATCGCAGGTGATGAGGGTGGAATCTGCCTGCCCGACATCGATAAAGTGGATTGTAAAGCTGCCGCCTTCCGATACGCCAGCCGTCTCCTGACCGCTTTGTGCGGTAGTTTCTGAGACGACCCCGGATACAGGAAAGCTTCCCGGAGATTTCGGTGTCTGACCGCAGCCTGTGAATGTCAGTGTGAAGAACGCTGCGATTACCGCTGCAGTTCTCCGAAGAAATTCGTATTTGGTTTGCATGGGTTTTGTCTCCTTTCAAATAAAAAAAGCGGGCCCATCCCCCGAAAGGGATAAGTCCGCTAAAAACGAAATTGTGAATTGTAAGATATCTGGTATCTATCGTACAATTCTATTCTACCGGTATCGCAAGAATCTGCAATACTTAAACCGTATCCGAAACCTCATGACACAGCATCCTGTCCGCATAAATACAGCAGAGAACCAAGCCAAGGCTCGCAACGCAGCCGAACGCGACATGCTTCGGGGAAAGAAGGAGCCATTCGATGTCGTTCATTACTTTCACCCAAAACAAAACGCCCATCATAGCAATGATGAGCGGAATAAAGACAGTTCCTGTGTAATGCAGGAATTTTCGGATTTTTCTTTTTTGCATTCTTTAATTACATCTCCAATCATGCTCGCAAAACAGCCTGAACCACATATCTCTGATTCGTCTGGCTAAAATACCCAAACGGATAGCAGGTATACATGATAAGTTTATCGATTCCGTCTGTGAAATTAACGAGGACAGTGCCGTCATCCGCAATCACGGTGCTCGCGTCCGAGGACACATAACCGGGCATTGCTAGGGTGACGGAATACACATATTCCCCGTAATCGGTGTCTACCACAAAGTCATCTCCTATGCTGACATATTGCAGCAGAGAAAACACGCTGTCGTTATGAGAGCAAAGCAGATGCCCTCCGGTCACACCGACTTGGTAAGAACCCGGATACTGATATACCCCGCCGCGTTGATTCAAAAGACTCTGGTCATCGCCCCAGATAAGAGAAGCGTTCAGGCCAATCGCGTCACAGGTAATCGTGCCGTAGGCTTGACCCCAGGCAGCAGGTACAACATCGTCCCAGACAGAGGTCGCTGCACTAACAGGTTCAGGCGTCGGTTCAGGAGTCGGGCCCGGGGAGGGTTCGGGTTGCGGTGTAGGAGACGGTTCAAAAGGCGCAGCGGGTTCCGGGCCTGGTTCCGGTATGCCGGATAGGTCCGAGATTTGCTGTTCTTCTTCTGCTGTTTCTTGCGTCGCAGATTCAGAGGTATTGAGAGAGGATTCGGATTGTGCTGATTCGGCAGGCAGAGGTTCCGCTTGCCATGAACAGCCTGCAACACTGGTCAGCACAGCCAATGTTGCAACGAGTATCAGTGCTTTGGTTCGCCGCATTTGAGTTTGTCCTTTCTTAAACAAAAAAATATATAAAAAAGCTGCCCTCAGTTCTTGTCGAACCGGGGCAGCCTTTTAGCAACGGACAGAATCAGCCATTTTTGTGTGCTTTCCGAAAGAATTTGTGGCTTACACTCCTTCGCCTTTCGGATTCCGCAGGTACTCATGCCGTCATAATAGAGCAGGACACCGATATCCTCTGGTATCTCGCCTTTTACCTTCTTGTACAACTCAGTGGGCATCGCATAGTAGTTGCAGTGCCCAACGAAATTGTGCCCGTGTGCCGAGTGAAAATCGCTCACGGAAATCTTGATTTCCACACAAGTGATGACGGCATCGAGCGTATACAGATGATTCGTCTTGTGGAAGTGGCACCATTGCTCGGAACAGTGCTCCCTGCAAAAATCTATCGACGAAATATCCTTGACGCAGGTTGCCTCTTTTGCTTTTTGCTGAATTGCGGCAAGCGAAGCACCCGTATCCGTTTCGATAAGCGAGACCAGTTTGCAGGTCCCATATTTGGTTTCGGAGGTAAAGCATTCCTGCACCCGGACGAAATCGACCAATCCGGATTTGACAGACCCGCATTCTACCGGCACTTCTATGGCATCGAACCCTTGACGAAACGAATCCACCCGATACCCGCCGTAGCTGGAAGGATGCCACGCATGAAGCGCGGACTCAATATCGCGGGTCAGCTGAGTTTTCGCCATCAGGTATCACCGGAAAATCTGCTGACCAATCTCGACCATCTTACGGCGTTTGCGGTGCAGTGAAACAAGCTGGTACACAACGATAGCAAATGCCGCAGCGGCAAGAAATTTCAGAATTTTTTTCATGGTAGTCCTCCTTAGTTTGTTCGTGGCTTAGCGCTTTATCATTGCTCCGCAGTATATTGCCGCAGCATGAGTTCCTGTACCGTCATGACCGTAAAGCCTTCCTTTGCCGCCTCATTGAGGGCTTCGTAATAGTCATCTACATACAGAGCCTGTGCAGCATTCAGACCGGCAGCTTGGGTCAGAAGTTTCATGACGGAGGTCTTCCGTTCGGGGGTGGCAGTCCCGATGACATCGAGGAACTGTCCCGGATAGTGCATTTCAAGCCACTGCTTTTTATGCGGCAGGGTCATACTGTCCTGCACACGGGTGATGCAGTATTTCGGGACACCGTCGCAGCTTTCGAGGAAATGCTGGACAAGCGTATTGGCTTCCCCAATTTCGTCGAATACCCTGTACCCGCCCCGGTTCTCAGCCTCATACCGCAGCAGCCGTGCCCTGTGTGCATCAGCAGTCGCGTCGAGTTTCTGTTCCCGATAATGGACGAGCAGAGTATCGTCGAAATCGAAGAACATCATACGAATTTTTGAGAAATTCATGGGTCTCACCTTCCTTCAATTTCTCGCCGATGCAATTTCATGCCGAACAACATCAGCTTCGGTGTAAAACTCATCGCTGTAGTCGTCCTCATTCGTCTCCTGACAGACCTTGTGCCGGTGCGGCGCGGAACCTTCCTGCTCGATGAAAATACGCCAGACACCGGAGGAGAAGCAGACAAAAATCACTGTTCCGTCATCCAAATAGAGCCTGACACCAGCAACATCAAAGCACTCGATTTCATCCTCGAAATATCGAGAATTTTCGATACAAACGATATCATCGCTATAGCCACAAATTTTGACCATTCTGCTTACTGCTCCTTTACCAGATTACAAAATCCTTTGTGGCATCCTCTGCCTCACTGTACCGGCTTGCATTGCGCCTTGCAGCCTGCAAGAGAACATCACGCTCGGCATCGAGCGCCGCCTGCATTGAAGTCTGCTGTACCTGCTTGGCATGGGATGTGCGAGTGTTCTTGTACTGCGGATACTCTGCGACGATTTTATCCATCAAAGCCCAGCGTTCTTTATCGGAAAGTGCGTTCAGGTTGATGTTATCGCGGCGCAGCCGTTCAATCGCATAGTCTAAATACGCGAATTCTTCTGCAGAGGGGATGGCTTCGATATAGTCCTGTATCGTGGCGGGAGGTCCGTTATAGGTCGCCATCGCTTCGTTGTACAGCGTTTCTGCAACCTCTGACCCGTACCAGTTATCCGGCTCATAGCCATGGTTGTGGTACACTTCCGCGACCCATAAAGGAAATGCTTCGCTGTAGGTCATATAGTCCCTCCTTCTCAAAAATCACCGAACGAGAGCTGACGGCTCTGTGAGACCGGGATATTGGTTTTGGGCTTTGACGAGTGCTTAACTTCCCCGTACTTGGTGAGATTCCGGCATTTATATCCGTAGCCCTTCTGTGCGGCAGAAATCGACTTGTATCCGTATCCGCTTGCATCGTCCAGCACCTGGTCCTTGTCGTTCAGATTGACGACAATATACCGCACATCGTTGGGCTTAGAGAGCCGGGACGAACGAATAACGGTATAGGGGATGCGCTTATCGAATTGAGGCTTTTCTTCTTCCGGGTCCGGTTCTGGCTTTGTGACCTTCTCCTCTTCCGGCATTTCAAGCTGGACATCGACCCCTGCTTTAACGAGGGATTCGAGCGTAGAGGCAAGGGTCTCGTACCGCGTATTCTCCACGGTATTCGTATCCTTCTTCTTCCGCTCCTTCCAGACCTTCAACAGCTGACGTTCGCTGAAATTGATGATAAGACCACGGTCTTTGAGCATCTTACGAACAACATAGGTGGAAAGAGAAGCGTAGTTCGCATATTCGCCGATATGGTGCTTGATATCCACCTCGGTCTTGGACATAGCTGCTTCAAAATCTCTGTGATTGTCGAGCCAATCCTCAATAACGCTGAGCAGTTCCTTCTTGGACATAGATTCCTCTGCCAGCTGCTTGTTTTTTCGGACATAATCCTCACAGGCAGCGAGAATCGAATCGTAGCCGTTCATGGCACTGTTATCGATGATTTGACGGTTCGCAGCATCCACAATGATGTACTGCTCACCACGGCGGATGATAGAGATACCTTCATCAGCCGTCTTCTTTTCTTCCTTGACATTGCCGCCGACATCGAATTCCGGCAGAGAATCATCGGTCATGATTTGCTCGATGATGGTATCGAGGTCCTGCGTATAGTCCTTGGAAATCGTATAGCTTTCTGCCTTGGCAAAGACCTGCTTCGTGATACAGGTGATTACCGCGTCAAGGAACTTGTCAGGGTCCGGAATCTCGATTTCATACATCATGTTATCGCGGATATTCCAAACAACACCCTGCTTTAACCCGGTAGCCAGCATATAGCAGGCACATTGCAGGAAATGCTTGTGCGCGAGCGAAGACACGAATTTCAGCAAATAGACCTTGTTGTCCTTCACGACATCCGCCATGCCGCTGATAACAAGTTTCTTCTTTGCCTTGGTATCTACCATTGCAGTCAACTCACAGCGTTCCTGTACGGACTCGTCGGGAGTGAACACCATAGACAGGCGCTTGTTCAGGTCGGTTTCCTGCGCTCTCGTAATAAAGGGCAACTCAACCTGCTTCACATACCGGTCCTGGCTCGTCATCAGCATCGTCAGGAACAGAACCTTCTCCTCCACGGATTTCCAGCTGGAAGGCAACGCTACCTTCTTGTCGTTATGCAGGTACATGTAGAAGGCAATCGCGCTGTCGATATCGTAGTAGTCGAAGAAGTTCGCCTGCTGGTAGATGCCGATGCAAGGAGCTAAATCAATCATCGCATCCGAATGCTTGATTTCGATTTCATGCACATCCTTATGGAACACCGGCGTCGTATTGATAAGCTGGTAGCAGTGCTCTACATCCTCATCGAACTTGAAATCGAACATCTCAGAGATATCGAACTTTGTATTGAACTCCTGATTCATCTTGACGGGAGTCATCAGGGTCTTATCGCTGACCAGCCCAAATCTGTCCTCTTTTTTCGGAGGCTCTACAAAGATAACCTCATCCTTACCGCGACTCGCCGCAACGCAGAAAAGGTTTCTCAGAATCTCATACCGCGCCATAGGCTGAAATACACGGGAGCACCAGTAGGATTCCGTGAAATCAAAGACAACGCAGATAGGGCGCTCCATACCTTTACTGCCGTCAAAGGTCGTAAAGATACCAACATCTGCGCCGGGTGCTACATGCTTTTCGCCGTCCGGTTCCTTGATGCTGGCATATACATGGTTCTTGTCATAGAGGTTGCCGGGTCTTGCTTCCAGTTCATTCAGAACCTTTACCATAGACCCCGTTCTGGCACCGAGACACAGGACATCCTTCGGGTTCTTGGTATCCAGATAGTCTACCACCTGCTCGCGGGACATGGTCGATACCTTACAGTTCTTGTTCACACCGTTGATATCCTTGCCCCAGATGTTTCCGAGCCGCTGTGCAAGGTCATGAGACAGGCGGAAACATTGCGTGAAATTGACCTGCGTGTGCTTGCCTAAGAACTTATGGATGAACGACCAGATATCCAGCGAGGTCTGGTCATAGATTTTCTGCTTCATGTCCCCGACTGCGATGATTTGAAGACCGGGGTTCGATTCCTTGATGTATTCGAGCATCTTCGAGATTTCTTCGTTGATGTCCTGATACTCGTCGATGATAAGCACATCAAAGTGCCCGACAGGAACGCGCTTCCTCAAGACCATCCCAATCTGCTCGCCCTGTCCGACATTCTTGATGCCGCGCCGGTACAGGATTTTCGAGGCAAATCCATGATAGTTCTGGACCGTGACATTATCGTTCAGAATCTTTTCCTGTGCATCGAGTTTCAAGAGCCGGTTATAGGTCAGGTACAGAATCTCCTTAGAGGAATCAAACTCGTTGCACAAAACATTGATGGTGGATGTCTTACCGCTTCCGATACAGGCATCGCACAACACATTTTTCCCGTCAAGCGCCAGCCGTACAAGGTCCTGCTGTTCGCTGGACAAGTCTTTGAGCGTCATTGTAATCCCTCCGAATAGTAGATTGGCAGGCAATAAAAAGACCCTGACAGCCGTTAAACAGCCGCCAGGGTACAGTTTTTAGTCTATAATTTAGATTGTATGCAGTTCGCACGAATGTGCAAGGGGCTGTGAATAAAAATCGCTGTTTGTATATTTTATTTTATCTGCTGACCTCCAGCAGAAAGGGGTTAGAGGAGCATAGGTGATGTAGTGTCCCTATACCAACTCGATACATTCCGCCTCAACACGATGCCACTTGTCTGTGTTCGCATCGTATTCCAGCACATCTTTTCCGACCATTTCCCCGTTTTCGATATACTCTAAAATGTGTCGGACCCGCATTTGCGGATTATCGTTCCTCGCGTGCCACAACGCGATATCCTTGTTGTCGATGACGAACGCAGGCTTGTAGCTGACAAAGGGGCTACCGAGAGGCTGCGTTTGTCTACTTGCCTCGTAGTACGATTTTACATAGCCATCACGGGATGTATTGCGAATAGCGCGAGTTCCTTCTTTATCGCCTTGTTTGTCTAAGACTTCAGCAATTTCGTCTACACACCGGTTAAAATGCGTAGAATCCTGACTGTTTTTGGCGAAAATCAGTTTTCTGATTAACCGCACTGCGTCTTGCTGCGTCACAGCCCGCTCCTTTCCTCCCCAGTCGAAACCAGAAAGACCCTCTTGCCAAACATCCCCTTCTCGGATGCTTTCTGGCTTCGAACCTGTTCGATTTCTCGCTTGGAAACAGCGCAGGTCTTGCCCATAGCGTACAGGACCTCCATCACATCCGCCATCTCTTCCGCACAGTCCAGAACGCTTCGTTCCTTGGCAGTGTAGGCTTCCAGCAGTTCGGCGACCTCTTCCTGCAGTTTGTTCATCAGAGCGTCCTCGTACTCTTTGTCGGACAGCGTGCGCGTCACACAGGTTTCCCCGTTCTTCTCAATGATAGCCGGGATATTATCCCGAACCAGCTTTTGGTACATCATAGTTTTACGCTCCTTCCAATCTACAGTGCCGCAGCGGTATGCGCAGCTCACGACAGGTGTTTTCGATTTCTCGTTCATCTGCGACTCCTTCAAAAACTACGCAGCCCTTTTGCTGCTGTTTAGATAAGTATGTGAGCAAATCATCGTTTGTGACGGGAATGAAAGAGTATCCCCGCTCGCTGGCGTATATAGTCGCCAAAGCAGTCATCTTCTTACCAGATTCTGCTGCAATGACGACCTTTTCCCGTTTTGCCAGTATCTTATCGAGGTACTCTGACATTTGCATGCGGGACTTCGTCATCGATAACGACGTTCCTGCAACTCCGCAAAAGAACCAATCCTTTTCGCAGATTCTGTCCTCACACTCTTGACATTTCAGGTAGACGACATTGCCGTTTGTATACGGACAATAATTCCCCAAACTCATACCTTTTTGAAATATTTCTCGATATACTCATCCGGCAGTGTAATGTGCATCTTATCCGGTCCGGTGAATTCCTTGAAGCTCTGCTCGCCACCGCACCAGACCAGACGCCAGATGGTCCCACGCTTTACCCGATATGGAATTTTCTTGCCATCTTGACCGATGGCATCAAGCCATACATCGAACGGCTTGACGCATTTGTAGTTGGTATTGTACATGCTAATCCTTTACTTTTTGGGCAGCACCCAAATCTCAACGTTCACATTCCAAGCATTGGCGGCTTCTTCAATGAGATTCAGCACCGTTACCCAGTTTCCGCCTGCCAGCCCGCAGCCGAGACCGTAAGGAACGCGGAAAGTTGCATTAGGATGTTCTTTCATTGCTCTGAAAAGAGCCGTCCCCAGCGCCGCGTAGTTCGTCTGACGCTTATCTCTGCCGAAACTCAATTGCCCGAACAGATTAGCAACATACAGCTGCGGGGCGACCTGAACCACCTGAAAGTCACCGAGTTTCTTAGGATTGCAAACTTTCACATATTCGTCGAACACGACGGGCCACTTATCCCGAATCTGTCTGGCAAGACCCGCACCCATTGCGGCACGACAGTTCACCTGATGGCAGATGATAGTATTCTCGTTACGAGTCGGCGGTGTTAAGATATTGCCCTCAATAAGGTTGACACTCATAGTCATTCACCAATGTCTAAGATTTCGTATTTTCTCGCTGCAAACCCCAGCAGCTCATTGTAAATGCGGGTCGCGATTTCCAAAAACTCGGTGTCGCAGATTTCCTTTCCGCGCAGGAAACGGTTGTCCTTCTGCATCTCTGCTGCGGTATTTGCCACGATAGCCCAGATGCAGCTGTTGATGACAACGGGCGGCACAATGTCGTCTGCCCAATTCTCAACCGCATATTCGCTGACCGCATATTGCGTATCATACACTTCATCGTTCAGCTTTGCGCTATAAAACTTTGCCTGTCTCTCGCCCATGATAGAGTTTATGATGCTTCGGGCAGTCGCGATATCTTTGCCTTCGACATTGCAGATTTCAGGACCAAAGAAGCCGTTCGTCTTGTTGCTGAGAAGGACTAACTGCATTGCCAATGCCGTGGCGCACTTGGAAAACTTTTTTGCGGTTTTATCCGGTATCTCAACAGGAATATATTCAGCCGCAGGACCCTGCAGATAGTATTTCTGTGTATCTTTTTTGTCGTGCGAACTCTCGAACAAAATCGAGGGCAACGCAACCATAATCGCTTCATTTACATTTGCTTTAACAGTCCGTAAAACTGCGATATTTGCCAGCATTCTTTTACCCTCCTCGTTTTTTACTGAGCCTGATACTTGGCGATAATTCGTCTTGCTTCCCTTTTCGGTACGCCGAACAGAGATACAGCAATTCGACTCAGTTTATCCTTCTGTGTGGGGTCTGTCAGGACCACGATGCGATGTAAATCATGGATGTCGGTAGCGACAACCACCTGAGCATATCCGATTATATCTTCATCGAACAGCCGCTTTAATTCTTTTGCAAACTCTTCCCTGCTGAGTTTAAGCATATAATCGCTGTTAATGAACATATCAAGTGGGAAAATATGCTCGTTATCGAACTCCTTCGAATGCGCATTTGCAAGGTCGAGTTCCGGGCGGAACAGGGTCTTATCATGCACCAAACCGTAAATAATGCCGGCTGCTTCTGCATTTTTACAATCAATTACAAACTGTCCTCGCTGTGCATCAGCCATAGGTTGTCCCCTCCGCCAGTTTTTCGTATATATTCTGTGTGCGTGTGTTGTTTTCGTCTTTGTGCATGAGTACGACATTTGCCATGCTGGTATAATAGCTGGCTACACTGTTACCTTCTACGGTAAACTTTATATTCTGCCCGTCATCGACTACCTCGTAGCTGATGAGTTTGTTCGTCACCCACTGATTATTGTACCGGAAGTATATGTAGTTGTATTCCGTGGCTGCGGTCTCAGGTGTCATGTTTTTATCCGACCCTGCTGTCTCGGCAGTCTCAGGGGTTGCCATCCGAATGATTTGCGCTGGCAGTTCCTTGATGCTGTCCATGGTCTTGTCCGCCACCTCACTGCATCCCTCGAACGCTACAGAAATGGTTGCGACAGCAAGAAGAAAGAGCGTTTTGTGGATGAACGAGAGAAATCGCTTCATAGACATGCCCCTGAAATATCTTCGATGATACGGAATGTTTTGCTTGTTTCGATACTTGCATTATACCATGAAGTTGTATTGAATACAACGATGAACGCTATATGTTCACGGATTAGATACATTTTTGGCAAAGCAAAAAACGCCCGCAAAAAGAAAAGACCCGCCTGTTAGCCGCAGGCAGGTCTTTCTTCGCAGTGAGCGTTTAAGGTCGGCTCAGGACCCTATTCGTCTCTACCGAAGCAACGTCATCAACGCTGTTCAGTATGTTTTATTGTATGCCAGTCGCACGGGGCGTCAACTATGTTTTGCAGCTACACAGCAAAAAGGCGTCTCACCCGCTGATGCAGGCAAGACTCCTAATTGGCTCAGCTTAATCTTCGAGGTCGAAGCTATACCCTTTCTTGTCCATTGTCACGAAGCCATTGCGGGTCTGACATATGCTGTCACCGAAATAAGCTTCGAGGGTCATGCCGGTGTCCTCGCCATCCAGCCACTGCGGGCGCATATAGGCCGCAAGGTCGTACAATACGCCGACAGCGTAGGCAATCAGTTCATCGCTGTTCATCGCTTCGTTGACCGCATCGTCATCGGCCTCGACAGGGATACCGATGGAGGCGGTAATGGTGTCGGGTGTGTTGTCGTCTACGTGACGAGTAGCGGTTAGCTCAAATTTCAGGATGTTAGTTTCCATGATGGATTCTCCTTTGTGTCGATGTGTGTTTGCTTATTGCACTTATAATTCTAGGCCGTTCGCATAGCGGGTCAATTACCCCATCACCCTGAAATCCGACTAGGCCGGATTTTCCGAAAATTTCTTTTGAAAACAAAAAATAGCCCGCACAGAACTGCATCTGTACGGGCTGGTATTAGTCATGAGGATGTTCGTGGCATGGTTCAGGCGGCATACCATGCGGGTCAGGCTCGGGGAAGCGACCATGGTCCCCGATGATTTCCGAAGTGCGGATACCGTTCGCTTTCCGGCATGCCTCGATGGTCTTAGAAAGCACTTCCTTGACATCACGCGGGTTCTTGATGCGGCGGATGTCGATTTCCGGTGTCATAGCATCCGTGGAGCAGAGATGGATGCTGCCGACACGGCAAAGACGCTCATAGAAGTTCTGCTTGAACGCGATGTCCCGGACACGGTACAGCTGAATCTCGTCTTCGCGCAGGTTAAAGCAGCCACGCTGGATGATGAGTTTGGTCTCGGTCAGGGTGTACTTCGTAAAAGACAGCGGTAGAGAAAAGATGGTGTGGCGTTTTCGGTCGGTCCAGAGAATTTTCTCCTTGTCCAAATCGATGCCGAACTCGCCGTTTTTGAGGGTGGACATGGTATTGCTCCTTTCGTGATGGGATTTGTTTGGGTTGTTGGTATTTGAATTTGGTGCTGGATGGTGGTTTGTGTTATTTACATTATACCATTCATTTTCTTGATATGCAATTATCATTATCAATAACTCAGTCAATATCTAAGTTGCCAAAATCCTCTACGGGAGGCTCGTTGTACCAGTCGTATTCCTCTGCCTCCTCGTTATCGTCATCAAGCAAAAGAAAGTCGGCAGCGGTGACGGGGATGTCTTTCCGGATGTCCTGCTGAGGCACGAATGTAGCAGCGGCGGCAGCATAATCACCGCCTTCAAAAACTACTTTCACAGTAGCAATATCTCCTACTTCGGGCACAGAACCGTTCTGGACGGATGCATCGTGGTTACGCTGGACATCCATCTCGACATCGAGCGCTGGGATGAAGACTACGCTGGTCTTGTGGGTGACGGTGGTTATGGTTCCGGAGTAAGCCACTTCGTTTCAGTGAGTGCTCTGGTTGGTGTTTTTTAGGGTTAAGCATTGTCTTTTACCTCGTTGATTTCTTCATTTATCAGCAAAGGAATTTCTTCAATTCTATTTGTCCGGTCGCATTCTCTGCAGATTTCTAAAAAGAAATTTTAGGCACAGAGTTTCTGCGACTTAGAAAACGCACGAAGGGATAGATGCAGCTCTCCATGATGTCTGACACTTTGATTTTGGTTTCAGTGACATTCGTATGCATCTCCATAATGCCTCGTCCCTTTTTGAAACATTAGAAAAAATCCACTCGCGAATAATAGTCATAATGGATTAAGTAAACATATATTGTATGTAGTGCTTTTAAAAACAAATCCTCCATATATAAATCATCGTTTGGATAATCATCAATATATTCTCTGCCTGTTGACAAGCATTCTTTTCTGAATTGCAATGGCAAATACATTGCTATCATACAAAACAAAAATGCGATTGCCTTATCACACTCATGAGTAGTCCATTTTCCGGTGTTAGATATTATCTTTGTTTTGTCATCTTCATCCGTTTCCCAAATTTCTTCTTCAAGTAACTGCTCTATCGGTTTTTCCATGCGAGAGTATTTAATTAAATTGATGATATGGTCTTCAAAAGACATTTTTGTTTGATTATCGTTCCAGCGTGCATTGTGCCTTTCTACCTCTTCATCAGCTTTGCACATATAACTCGGCACTTTATCTTTACCGCAAAATTCAATTGCATATGAGAGGAATTTTCCATTATCATAAAACCAATCTCTATCATTTGGACTGTATCGTTTTACCGCATCAATTATCGCATCTACGCATTTATCAAAAAACCTTGGCTCTTGTTTTATGTCGTAATCTAATTTTGTTCTTACAAGAATTGCTTTTTGTACATCTGGAGTTAATGCGCAAAAATCTCGATATATTTTTCTTCGATAAGGGAAAATCTCGTTGTATTTAGAAGCCATAACGCATAATGGTAGGAGACATAGCTCAGAGCAATCCTCATCGTAGCCAGATGAATTATATTTTTGTAGAAATCTTGTTACTTCTGACTCTATATTTTCAATGCGAACGCGGTCCTCTTTCAGATTTCTTTCTTCTTCTGATTTTTGTTGTTGCCTAGCTTGTCTGTACTGTACATACGCAATGATTATTGCTGCAGCCAAGCTTGCAACAGAACAAAAACTATTGATATCGCTTGAAACCATCGTAAGAACCTTGATAAAAAATCTTGCGACCATTAGAACCAAACAAGCTGATATGATTGTATCAACAGGCATATTTTTCACTCCATAGAAGCATTATTTTGTTGGCAGTGAAACTTTCAATTCTCCAATGGTCGCCTTCACCCGCTCTTCTACCTTCCTCATATGCTCCTCCATATACACCCAGTCAGGCTGACCGGTCTTGTCCACAGGAAGAAAGATGTACAATTTGACTGCGATGTCCCGTCGAAATTTATTGCCGTAATCAAATCCGATTGATAAAGCCTTCTGACGAAACACGGTAGCAAAATACTTCAAACTCAATTCGGTCCAGTTCTTGCGAAAGATTCCAATGGGATAAAGCCCTTGCACATGAGGATAACCAATAAAAGGCTTATCTTGATAAAAAATGGTATTAGCATCCACCGTGTCACTAAAGGTAATCATGTTGCCTTGCTCAGTAGGTTTAAGTGTGCTTAGCCCACCGACTCCGTTGTTGTATGCTGAATTAACAACGACATGTGTTTCTCCGTTATCAAGCAATTCTGCATTTGTGCATTTATAAGCCTTTGTTGGATGAATGTCAAACAGCTCCCCCACCCGGAACTCTCCCCACTCCCTCGTATCCACCTTTTTCTTCTCCGCATCCTTTGCAGCCTGCAACATGGTCAAAGACTCGGCGACTTTGGCTTCAAGGTTCGCCATGTAGGACTCCATATAAGCCCAATCGGGGTCGCCATCAGGGGTGGCGGGGAGTCTTACGATTTCGTCCAGCGCCTTTTGAGGTGAACACTTTTCCTCATAACTATATTTGCGAGTAAAAGCTCCATTCAAAATACACGCAATAAAGCTTTTAGCTTTATCAGACATAGAGTTCTTTTCAATAAGTGTGATAGCATCACCATTTACATTGAATTTGTAAGGATGATAAAATGTACTACCGCAACCTGCGCCATTGCAGGAAATTGTAATCCTGTTTTCGTATGCACTATCAATCTCGTACATACCAGCAATGCCTTGATTATAAGCCCCCGCAGCGATAATGGGAGTCTCTCCGGGGCACAAAGGCTGGATGTTTTTTACCTTTCCTCTTTCTGCCGCGAACAAGTCCCCTACCCGAAACTCCTTCCACCCGGAAGTATCAATCTTCCCCATTATTGTTGTCCTCTCCCTTCTCCACCAGAATGTTCGTGCCTTCCTCAGTTCCTGTCACAGTCGAACCATAGAGCACTTTCTGCAGCAACTTGTCCCCGAACTCCTTGGCGTTGATGCCGCGCTTGTACATCTCGTAGTCCATCACGGTCTTGATGAAATCTTCCTCGTACAATTCAAAAGGCTTCTCCGGCATCTGATAGGACAGGTGTTCAGCCGGATTGATAAGCTGGCGAGTGTTGTACCGGTCATCGTTATCATCCTGAATCGCCTTGACCCAGTAATCTTCCAGCGCAGGCCACTTGTCGTGTACATCCTGCCGGCCCTTGTTCTTGACTGTCTCCAGACCGTCATCAGCCACATAGTAGCCCTTAATGTTGCGCCCATTCTGAGGCTTGCCAGTCTCGAAGATGAAGATAGAAGTAGTAACGCCCAGACCGAAGAAAAGGTTCTCAGGCAGCTTGATGATGGTGGTCAGAGTATGGCGTTCCAGCAAGGCTTTCAACTTGGATTCCTTCTCCATCTTCTTATCCGGGAGAATGAAGGCACACTTCGTACCTGCAGGAACGCTATCCAACACATTGGCAACGATTGTTGCACAACCGTATCGTCTCTCGTAAGGCGGATTCATCAGGGTCTTCGTGATTTTCTGTTTCCGAATCCATTCAGTCGCCTCAGCCGAAGTGGCATCCATCTGTACAAGATTGGTCTTGCCATCCTTGTGAATCATCATGTTGGCACAGGCCAGAGCGTAGACTTTCCGGTACATCTCGATACCGAACAACTGCTCAGACTTGATTTGCTTCGCCTTGCTGGTATTGCTGCCGCCTGCCTCATGAATCATATTGCACATGCTCTTTACGAGGAAGGTGCCGGAACCACAGGTAGCATCCAGAACCCGGTCATTCATATTCACATCAATGAGTCGGTACATAAACGATGCAATATGGTCAGGGGTAAACACCTGTCCCGCCTGAGCCTTGCCACGGTAGCGGTTGAATTCATTGAAGAAGATGGCCATGACATCCTCACCATTCCAGTTATCGGAATTGACGAGGTCGGCAATCTGGCAGACATTGTCGATGAAATCGTTGATGGCTTCCTGATTCTCCGTAATAGACATACGGACAGAGGCGTACTCCTCCAAGAGCACATCCAGCTTATTATTCTGCTTCTTATCCTCTTCCAGAGCCTTAGACAGGGCACTGTAAATCCAGTTATGGAAGGTACTGTAATCCATGTCTTTCAGCTTTTGAAGACCGTTCTGAGGGTTGTAACGCTAGGCGACAAGGGCGCAAGCCGTGAAAATCATACGGTCCTGCAGGTCCGTCATACCGAACTTGAAGTGCAGGCTGTTGTTGATTTTCTGCGTGATTTCGAAGATGTAGTTGCTATCGAGTTTCTGGCTCGTACACAGGCGAATATAGTAGTCCTTGTTTTCCAAGCGCTTGGACGCATCCGACAGCTCGATTTTGTTCCTGAATACGCGGATAGCACTGCCGCTATAGAGAATACCGATGGTCTTGGAGTATTTCTTGGCAACTACATCGATGTTCTTGAACAGTTCCTTGACATGCTTTTCCTTGGAAACGCCTTCCGTCTCCGATTTCGTTTCGAGAATGATGGCGGGTTTGCTGGCATCATCCGGCAGATACCAGCCATCCGGCTTATCATTACAGCCACGGAATCCCAGCTGGTTGAAGGTTGTGATTTGCCCTGTTCCCTGCTGCACTCCATCTTCGGTCTTATCGAAGCCAAGAACCAGCTTGGCACTGTCACGAACCTCGTCCTCTGTACGCATTCCCTTACTCATAGTATCCTCCAAAAAACAAAACCCCCGATGCCGTAACACCGGAGGTCTCAAAATCAATTATTTATCGTTAAGAATCGCCAGCAACTCATCGAGGCTGGTCACATACCGGTATTTCTCTGCCATCTCTTTCGGCACTGGAATCATGTCACTCATGTAATAAAGAACCTGCACACCGTTGCTGGTGCATTCGTTATACTTGTCGGTATCCCGCTGCTTTCGTGCCTCGAAATCCCTGTCATCGCTGCCGTAGGGGTAAAAGTGCTGCACACCCTGACACTCGATAGCGATGTTCTTGCCCGGCAGGAAGAAATCCAGACGCTTCTTTCCCATCCACGGAAACATCTTCTCCCGCTGATACTCGATACCGTTGCATTTGAGCATCATGAGCACATCGTTTTCGAGGTAGGACTTCTCGCGCAGGAAATCTTCCGTATTTCGGTAAATTACCGGCTTTGCAGTCTGGTCGATAGCCTTGTTGGGGTTCAGCTTCTTGTAATGAACGGTCGTAGGTCGCACATAGACGACCCTGCCGCTTTGCAGATGCCGGAAATGCCCGCAGCGCTCAGATTGGAGCACACAGAACCCCGAAAACGCCCGTTTCCCGGCACCGTCATTCACATAGACCACGATGCCCTTTTTAAGGTCCACGATGGTCTGCTTGGAGGTGTTCAGGCATTCTCTGACATCCCCGACCGATTCCTGCTCGCCGTTTGCGTGTACGATACGCTGCTCAACCTTCCGACTCAGACACCGCCGTTTCCAGAGACATATCGTATGCAGCCAGATTTGCAGTATCAGCGCCGCTGAGCTCGGAGCCGTCACAGAGTTCCGTATATGTAGGGAATCGCGCTCAGTTCGCAGCCACCGTTCCAGCAGATTGCCAGACTCGTTCAGAACGGAAAGGTAGCTGTATACCCCATTCCGGGTATTCACCACCATCATCAGTCCGTCCACGCCGAATTCCTTCCCAGCCCTTCTCAGCTCAACAAATGCAGCCATTTCCCGCGTCCGCCAGTTATCGGTAGGCTTGACCATAGCGCAGGTGTTCTCACCCTCAAAGCCCACGAGAATCGGGCACAGGAAAGTCGTATCAGCCCTTCTATGGACAAGGATATAGAATGATGCACCGTAGGTATCATCTACCTTGATAGCGTATTCATCGTATGGTTCAAGCCCATACTCGTCGCGATTCAATCGAAAATCACCGATGACCGATTCGTTGTCGGTCGTAAGTTTTGCAATGGTAGGCAACTGAAGGATTCGAGTAAGACCCTTAACGACCTTATAGCAGTCTGTCCCCTGTCCCTGCATCCGGTACTTGACATGTGTCAAGTAGTATTCGCGTTGCCACTCGGCGTTTTTATTATTCATGTATCGGTCCTCGTTCCCGGCTATTTAGTGCCGAGAATCTGTAGGTGTGTTATTTTTCTGTATCAAGTGCTTTCAGCATCTGTTCAGCCAATGCCATAGAAAGCATCGGCGGGACGGCGTTGCCGATTTCTAAGCGTTTCAGGCAATCCGCGCCGTAAAACTGATAGTTGTCCGGAAAGCTCTGTAACCGTGCTCCTTCTCGTATCGTGAGTGCCCTCGAATCTCTCGGATGGATGCATCTTGATGAGGACGGACAGGAAAAGTTCCGTGTGATGGTAGTGGCGGGCTTCTCCCACCAGAGTTTCGCGTAGGTATTCTTGAACCCGCTCTTAGGTCTGAGTTCTTCCGGCAAATCATCTTTGCCTTGCCCATCTTTGAGCGCCGCCATGATTCTGCGGAGATGAGCACTGTTGTTCGGGGCTTTGTGCTCTGTGAGCGTATCGGAGCCTCCCTGCCGGGCCCATGAAAGAAACTCGTTATCGGGAGGAGTGGCATACATGTTGTTTTCCTCCCCGCACGAGAGCGCAGGCAGGTCTTTAAGCGCGTCTTGCAGCGTCACATACGGCAGTAGCCCTTCTCCGTGTGTCGGCTCCGGGTACTGAAAAGGATTCTCGCCCAAGAACCCGACAAGAATGACCCGTTCCCGCAGCTGCGGTACACCGTAGTCTTCGGCATTGAGGATTTTGTATTGGAGGCTGTACCCAATATCCTCGAATTCTTTGCGGACATGCTCAAACAGGGCTCCTTTATCCATGCTCAGAATGCCTTTGACATTCTCGAACAAGAAGGCTCTCGGATGCAGGATACAGAGAACGCGCTTGTATTCCATGAAGAGATTTGCCCGCGCATCCATCTGCCGTTTACCGAGCGTGGAGTATGACTGACACGGCGGGCCACCGACTACGACATCAACTGTCCGGTTTCCTATCGTTTGACGCAGGACATCTTCGGACAAATCTTTGATGTCTCCTTGCAGCATATTGACCGCAGGATGGTTGAGGGTATATGCTTTCGCAATATCCTTTTGCATCTCGTTTGCCAAGATGATTTCAAAACGGTCGTTCCTTGAAAACCCGTAACTCAATCCACCTACACCCGCGAACAGGTCAGCAACGGTATATTTTCTTGTCTCTGGCATGATGACTCCAATAAAAAATCCGGCACGAATCACTCATGCCGGACAATGACTTTCTTGCTCTTCAATTTTGCTCAAGATACGGTACAGTTCCGTTCCCACGACTCTTGCAAGTTCGCAAGGCACTGCATTCCCGATTTGCTTATACTTGCTCGTTAGATTCCCGCAAAAGGCCATATCTTTCGGGAATGTCTGGATAGCGGCTGCTTCTTTATAGGACAGCCGCCTTGTACTGCCTTTCTCCCCGAACTGCCAAAGGTCTTTGCCGACCTTCACCATATCAGGCGACCCGGGCCAGAGAGGCACTTGCTTAGCCATCGCGGGAATCGTGAACGATACGCTATCCCATGCGCGTTTCCGGTTCCGGGACATGTAGCGCGAGGAATAGGCTTCTTTGCAGATTTCATCGTCCGTCGCCGGTGCTAAACCCTCTAACGCCTGCCTGATACTGATACGGTCAGAAAACGGTGTAGGAACCTTGAACTCTACGCCATACTTCTCAGCAATGTCTTTTCGGATGCCCACAAGGAGGATTCGCTGTCTATCTTCCGGGACATGATAGTTCGCAGCATTGACAAGGTTGATGGACACCACATATCCTGCGCAGGCTTTTCCGATTCCCGCCGCTTCTCCTTGTACCGGAATACAAAGTACCCGCACAGGAGCAGGAACAGGACTGGTGCCGCGTATTTCGCCAGAAGCACAAAGAACAGCGGTGCGCCGTGCATATACTCAATCGCGTAGTAGGTATGGATATACGCTTCGACCATATACACGGCAGCTGCTGCTATGATAAGTACGCATATACAAAACATCTCTGCCCCTCACCCTTTCCTTCTCAGGCAATCCTCGCACACGGTTCGGAAACAATCTGCGGACGGTCTCTCGTGTTTCGGAAGCGGCTTTACCGCCTGAATATGCAGTTTCGCGCCCTGTTCCGTGGTCCTGCCGCAGACAACGCACCGGAACCTGTCACGCTGCAAGACCTCGTACTTGATTTGCGAGGATGCCTGCCTCCGCTCGTTTTCCCGCTGCTGATGTTCCCGTTCGTGTGCCTTAGCGAGTCTTACGAATTCCTTAGCTTCTGCCATCGAATAGGTCTTAGACTCCTCCATCGGCTTGCCTTTATGCGGTGTATACTGCTTCACCGCAATAAAGGTCGTCCCGGTCACGGGAGTGCCGAACACCGCTGCATTGACCAGCTTCTTCTCATAGTGCTTATACAGCCAGAAAGGAATTTTTCTCCCGCAATCATCGTCCTTCTCGGTCCAGTTGGGGATGCTTTTGAGTTCTTCCTTATATGCCGCAAACTGAATCACATTCGACTGCGCCCATCCGAAAACCTCTTCAAACTGGGGAATCTTTTTCCGAACAGTGCTCATGAACAGCTTATCGAGAGAAGCCTCCTTGAACTTATCAAGGGATTCAAGCGGGTATTCGAGACGAATTTCCTCGTCCACATCATAGAACTCATATCCCTGATTGACTTCCTCAACGCCCGCCAGAATCTCGCTGGTATTGCGCACATCCTTCTTGGCAGCAGAAACGACGAGAAGCCATATACCGGCCAAAACAGCCAATGTGACAACAATCACCACGGCAATCGTTACCGGTGACATTGCTGCTATCTGGTCCTCTACCCAAAACGAAAACTCTTCCGGCATATCAATCAGCCAGTCTATGAAATGCATTGGTTTACCGTACATCTATGATTCCTCCATAATTCCAGACGGCGTCTGGAAAATCTCTTTCTGACAATTTCTGTGCGGACAACACCGCTATGACTGCCCTTGATTTTCATTATCTGCAATTCGCACAAATCGGCAACTTTTTCGCGTAAAAACAAAAAAAGCAGCCATCCGAGATGGATGACTGCAAAAAATATCGGTGAATTTCGGAAAAATGTTGCAAACGGCCTTGCAAATCCCCAGAAAAATGTCGCAGCGCTTAGAAATGTGCCTGGTCAATGTTGTTTTTCGTTAGAGTACGGAGATGACAGAAGAACGCTCGTGTCGAGCACATATTATTTTTCTGGGATTCGCTCGTTTTTGTTTCAGGTATTTTCTCGGATGGTATCGAGGATGTCCTTCTTTGTGCCGCGCACCGAACAGCCATTATCCTCGAAGGCTGCAAACAGCGTTTGTACGAATTTTTCGTTCTCTTCTTTCGAGATGTCCGGCATCCAGAAAGAGTAGTCATCATCGCCGTATCTGAAGACGATGCCTTCAATTTTCGGGTTCTTGCTCATTGTGTCTCCCTTCTTTCCGTTCCGAACATTTATTTAGTATACACGTTCGCAGCCAGCACCCCAACAGCGATAATACCGGTCACGAATAGAAGCATGCAGGCGAACATAATACCGAATGAAAGCATAAGGTATGAGATTTGTTCGACCATACTCAGCAGACGAATTTTATCCGTTAGTGCTTTAATTTCATTTTCCGTATCTTCCATCTGTGTCTGATGTTCTCCCGCCATGACCAAAGCCTCATACGCCCCGCCGAAACTGAATTCATCGTCCGACAGCGGCTTGCTTTTGGTCTGCATCATGAGGTCAATCAGTTTTTCTTCGAGTTCCGCTTCCTTTGCGCATTTTTCCGCATCTTTCTCATCCAGCATCTTGCCCGACACCTTGTAGCAAATGAACGATGCAATGCAAAGCAGCGCTGCAATGACAAGCGAAAAAGTGAAAATCATGATTCTACCTCAAGAGGAAGCTGCTCAGACGGCAGCGTAAGATATTTGTACAGGGATTCGGCAGTCGGCATGTCGTAGCGCATCCGGCGACCATCTTCGAGGTCGAACCAGATGCATTTGCGGACATCCTCATACAGCCACCAGTCAATGGTGTCTGCCTTGTCGTCCAGTTCTTCTTTGAGGATGCGGAGCAATGCAGCAAGATACAGATTGTCAGCATCGAACACTACTGCCGAGTCGCAGATTTTGCCGAGCGCATGGTCGAATTCCGAGATTTTCCGGTCTTGCTCTTGAATGTCGGCAATCGTCTTGCAAAAAAGTTCCTTGGAAATCATTGCTTTCTCTCTCCCATACAAAAAAAGAGCCCCACCAATGACTGGTGAGGCTTTGGCGTATCAGTAGCGGTAATATCTCGGCACGATTTTGCCATTGTCGTCATCCATAATCATGGCTGCAAAGGTCTCCATCTCTGCCGGGGTAAACTCTGCGGTATAGTCGAGCGTGGTGTCGAGTTCTTTGGCGACATCCGACATTGCCTGCAGGAACGCAGCAAACGCCGGGACCTCCTTGTCGGTCAGCGTCACGCCGGTGCAGATGGACAGGTAATCCTCCCCCACATCCGCAACATCGTCCTCTTCCCGACCAAAGACGCCATGCACGGACTCGATAGCGGCAAGCATCTTATCTACCTGTGCGGCATTGAACGGCGTATCGGGTTCGAGCGACATCTCGAAGGTGTAACAGAACCATTTATGGATGTCCTTGACCGCCGATTCCGGCACATAGTCGGGGTTGTCGCAGAGTTCCTTGCCATCAAAGGACAGCATAACAACATTGCTCTCCACATCGTAGTATTCGAGGCCCTTGTACCGAACCGCCTCGCAGCCGTATTCCTGCAGCACCTCGCTCCAGAAATTGTAGCCGTAGAAGTTCTCGGTGCTGAAAAAGTGAATCATCTCATAGGACAGGAACACCTCAACATCCACATCCGTCACCAGCCGGTCAAGGATTGCGGACATTTCCGGCGTGTGCTGCCAGTCGGTATCAAGACCTTTCAGACCCACGCCGCCGGTCTTATCCTGAACAAACAATACCGTCTTGCCATCGACCTTGATGCTCAGCTTATGCATCGACAGAGATTCAATGCTGGCGGAATTGATAAACTGAAGCAGATAATGTGCGAGGCAGCTGCGAATATCGTCCGCGTTGCTATCCCCTTTGCGAATTGAGATGCGCTCAATAGCGACCAACTCAGTGCTCATGGTGTTCTCCTTTTTCTGTAAGCGGCAAGACTTATCCTGCGCAGCCAATGTTATAAATTTATTCGATGTTAGGTGATATTAAATCGCTTGCAAGTAGCTGACAGCCAGTTTGACAAGCACATACACGCCCGCGAGGTTTTCTGCGATTTTGCAGAGGTATGTCATGATGGTGAACTTCGTCAGTCTTCTCCGCTTGAGCCTGAACATTGCCACGATTGACGTAGTAATAAGGAACGCAATAGACATCAATGCCTGAACGCTGACCAGTATAAAGACATTAAGGCTAAACTGCACCATGTACTGTGCCTGCACATCTTCGATGCTTTGAAGGCGTAAGGCAAGCTCCTCGAAAACAAATGCAATTCCGGTACAAAGCGCGATTGCGAGAAGAGTCTGATTCAACACATCGTCGATGACCGAAGACGGCTTCCCGCTCTCAAATTGCCGGATAGCCGCCGTCGTTTTCTTCCCGAACTTGTAATCGTACACAGCGTTTCCCGCAAACAGCGCAGCCGACGACAGCATCAGTCCCGCCGTACAGATATTGACTATATCCATGCTGTCACCCCGTAGATTCATCAGAACGAAAACTTGCACTCACGGCGTTCGCGGCCGTTCCCGCCCCAGTAGTGACGCCAGCGCGGTGCTTTCCCGTCCCCCTCATTCTTGTACTTCTCTGCCACATGGTCTCCTACCGTAAAGACCTTGACATTGACCCTCTGTGCCTTGCCCTTGAACATAAACGGCTGACGGTCCTCTTTCTTGATAGGATTGAGGTGTACATCAGAGCCCTTGCTCGCGAGGTAGTAGGCGCAGAGCATCGCAAGGCGAACATACGGTGTGCCCTCGTTGTAGACAGGAGGAATCTCCTCCATCGTATCGGGGACTGCCACATCGGTGGTAGAGCGCTGATTCGCAGCTTTCTCAATATACTGCTTTGTGCTTCGAGTTGCTTCCGTCAACGTCTGCCCCTCCTTAATCCAGGCGGGCAGAGACAGGAACGCATAGTTCTCCTTCTCATTCGCAACGCCACCGACCAACACGATGCCGATAAAGGTATCCTTGGTCTTGGGCTCGAACTCGATATGCACGAACATGCCGCAGTAATCCTTGCTGTCATACAGCGGCAGATAGAAGTCCTTGAATGCGAGGCGTTCGAGAATCTCGTGGTGGATGACGATATCGTCCGTATCCATCAGCAGTTCCTGAAAGTCCTTGTCGAAATCATAGACGACCTTCTCCCGCGCCCAGTTCCCGATGGTGTAAATGGGGAAAACCTGTCCAGCCAACTCCTTATCAAGGCCCGGCTGACGCATCTTCTGCGCGACACGGACACACTGCATCATGGCTTCTTTCGTGTACTCGTCAAGAGTCTTGCCTGCCGGGTCCTGAAAGTCGAAACCGATACGGTTCGAGCGGGTAACGGCGTTTGCAACCAATGCGATTCTCAACTGCTCGTTAGTCATAGTATTTCCTCCATGATTTATGATAATTTTTTGTTTTGATTTGAAAGCCGTTCGCCAGCAAAAGCTGTTGCCCACTGTCTGCCCCGTGGAGGCCGCTTTGAAAAGACAGTTAGCGGATTCCTCCGCCGTTACGCCTTGATGTGCAGGCGTTCATTGATTTCTCGCTCAGTCTTACCCTTAGTGAGGAAGACAGGTTTTACCTTGAATTCCTTTTCCTTAACAATGCGTTCCAGGCATTCCCAGCTCTCGCTATCCGACAACTCGAAACCATACGGGTCGATATTCAGGAACAGCCAGATTGGTTCTGCTTGCGGTTCGCAGCACATCATCCAGACTTCCAGAATTTTCGTAATAGCGGAAATGCCCTTCTTCCACGAGACCGCCATCACGCGGCTAACATCGAAAACCAGAAGCCGGGGTTCCTGCGCATTCTCGACATCGACCTTAACGGAATGCGCAAGGACAAAACCTTTCGGAGTAGATTTATATTGCTTGACCGCCATCGGTATTTGCCCGGGGATGAGCCTGTCGTGGTCTAATACAAGCGCTGCATAGTTGCCGGTCACATCGAACAGGATAATTGTATCGGTGCTTTTCTTCAGAATCCTGGCAAGCTGCTGCTTGCACCATGATGCGTTGATGACCTCGCTTTTGCCTGTCACCAGTGTATACCAGGCGTTAGTTTTGATTATTGGTTGCATAAAATCCTCGCGTTTTGGGGCTTATAGGTCAAACCACCAAGGAGTGGAACGCTCTTCTATCCCCTGTTCTACTTTTTGCCAAGGCGTTTCGTACTTGCCGTAAACCTGTTCGGTAAGGCGCTTGCTGCATTCATCACACAACGAACCATAGGGCATATCCCATAAGGGCGTTGTGATAAGTTGACCGCAGCAATCACATCTCTTCCCTTCTTCTACTTCCGCAACCTCTTTCATAAAGTTGACGGTCTCTGCATCACCAGTAAAAACCAGCGGTGTCAATTCTGCTTCTGTGCGAACGACACGAAGCAAAGTAAGAGGAGAAGAAAAGTCCCAAGGAATATCGGCGGAACGTAAAGCATCGTAAATGCCGTTTTGTTTTGAATTAGAAACAGAGCGAAGTCGCGAATAGACTTCATCCTCGGTCAAATCCACTTTTGCCATTTCATTCTCCTTTCAGAGAACGAAACGCTGTGCGTACTCGGTCGAAGAATCCTTTCTTGGGTGCAGGAGCCTTTTCGCGCTGGCGGTACAACCCGTTCATAGATTCATCCAGATTATTAAGCTGGTCGCTCAGCTCGCGGATGTTTTCTGGCGTAGAAAACTTCTTTACGATGTCCCTGTCGGCTTTTTCTTTGACAACGGCAACCATCTTATCCAATGTTAAATCGCAATATTCATCCGTCCAATCACCGATGAAATAAAAGCGTTCTACCACGGTTCTTGTTGCGGTATCTTGGAAAGTTCCAAAAAGAATGGGGTCTTTTTCTCTTTTGATGGCCTCGACTCTTCGCTCTTCTCGTTTTGTGTAATCCGTGAAGACTACATACATCTTATCGAAAATGCCCTTGCAACACTCGATTTTCCGAATGATTTCTTCCGGAATCCGCCGCTGATAATTCTCCAGCTCCACAATTTTGACGACCTTGTTGTCTACCATGTGGATAAAATCGTCCACATCACTTTTGTAGACAAAGGTATCAATGCCGAGGTCAAGCAGCTTCTTTTCTCGTGTTATATTGTCGATGTGGAAAAGCAGCTTTTTCTGCGCAGCAATTTGTCCGGAACGCTGATACTCTTCGAGAAGAGCAAGGCAATTCTCATATAGCTGAGAAAGTCCGTCAGCCGTCATTGTCCGCTTTCGGCTTTTTACCTGTTCGAAATATTCGGCAGGAGAAACGATTGTATTGTTCATGATTTTTTCTCCTTTCTGCCTTATTCGGGCAGCGTATCGCATTTGATGTATTCCTCGCAGTATTCGAGGTTGCATTCTGCATATCACCCCATAGTGTGCTTCTCCGATTTCAGTGCCGTTTTCGTTCTGAACGCTATTATCCGGGATGCAGTCCCCCGCAACCCGCCGCTCGCCATGTAAAGAGTGTCGTCCCCTAAAGGTGGCGAAGCTTGCAAAATTACCCAAAAGAAAAACCGTGACCACGAACACGCAGCCACGGTATAAAAACTGCCAGCCAAAGGCGGTGACCGGCAGGTTAGGATGTACAAGCGGGCAGACATGATGGCATATGCAAAAAATCGCACTTAGAAAGGAAGGTTTTCTGTTCGGCGGGAAAGAGAAAGAGGTTCGAGAACCCGCCAGACCCATTTCCGCTTGTACAATTCTTATTCTATGCAATTCGCACAAACACGCAAGCAAAAAAAGCAAAAAGAAATCCCCTCGCACCGAATGACCGGTACAAGGGGTTCTCACTTTGATAGAAAGAAGGAAGCTGCATCTCTGCAGCGCAGCACATTCAAGTGCCGCAACCGTCATTGACGGGTCGAAGGTTTTGGTGTTTACTCCGCACCGGCTTACAAGGTCATCATCGATGACACCGTCGAGTCTATACCTCCTGCCTTCTATAATGTATTATCGTATCGGCAGAGGTATCGAAGGATGATATCATTGAGTTCTTCCCCGAAAGAAATGAGGCTGAAGTTGTCATTTTGCCGTCTGCCGTGAAATCTGTAAAAGTCGATACTCTGTATGGCTTAGAATCTGTCGAAGAAGAAATTCTCGAAATCATGCCCCTGTACCAAGCCGGTCGCGAAGAGATTCGGCATCTGTATGCAGTTCATGGCAAACTCGATGCAAATGAGTCTGGGCACGATGCCCTACACACGCTGCGTGTACTATTCAACGCGCTGCTTCTCGTTGAGATGGATGGCATTATGCTTTCCGAAGAAGAAACGCAGATGCTGATGGATGCTGTCATTTACCACGACATCGGCCGTACGAACGATTACGTTGACGATAGCCATGGCAAGGCATCCCGCGATATTTATGCTGCTGACCGCAAACCCGAAAATCCCGGTACTGGATTTCTCATCGAGTATCATTGCCTCGATGATGCTGTCGCTCGCAGAGATTTGGAGGCCCTTTCTCTGCCGAACATTGACCGCATCTGGCTGCTGTATACGATTCTCAAAGATGCCGATGCGCTTGACCGGGTCCGGTTCGGGCTCAGGTACCTTAATCCTAAATACCTGCGCAACGATACAGCGCATAAAATTCTGCCCGTAGCACAGCTTTGCTTAGAGCACCTAACATTTTAAGGAGTATACATGGCTATTACACCAGCCCTGAGTCGGGAGTGCCAACTGTATACCAATAACGTGCTCTCTTTAGCCACCGTTCTGAACGAATACCTCGTGGACATGCTGCCGGACAAAAAGCGAGCGAACGGTCTCTGAAAATTGCAGAAAGCTACGGCTTCGAGTTGCATGAGGATGAGACCTATGTTATGCCGTTCGTGCGCAGACAGTGGCTCAAAAAGAAAACCGAAGAATGATACCAACCAATCCGGTATTCCGACACAGCAAGAGGAGCGTCCGCCAAAGCAGACGCTCCTCTTTGTGTTTCTTGTGCTTTTTGTAAGCTTACAACTTACTTGCCGCTGCTGTTCAGGCGCGGGATGGTCTCCGTCTTCGTTTCATTGCAAACCTTGCAGGTATAGGTTTTGACGCCCTCTTTTTCAGCCGTGGGCTTAGTAGTTACGACACCGTCATCCCAAGTATGGTCTTTTTTGGGCGTGACATCGAAAGTGCTGCTCACTTCACCGCAGACGATGCAGTATATTTCGGTGCGACCCTCTTCCTTACAAGTGGGCTCGATAACACGCTTCGCGGCACGATGACCGGTGGCGTGTACAATGTTGTCCTTGTAAGAGAAGCTGTCGTCCTCATTGCACTTGTGCATCGTGTAGCCGTCCTCGGTGCAAGTCGGCTGAACAACGGTAACGGTGAAGGTGTACTTGGTGGGCAGGACCTTTTCAGTCTTGGTCGCATCGCAGTTCTTGCAATTCAGAGTCTTTTCACCGTATTCGTCATAAGTAGGCGGAGTAGTGATGACGCCTTCATCCCAGACGTGACCAGTACCGCCGTAGTCGTAGGTCATGGTATGGGAAGCATCGCGCTTACAGTGCATCAGCATGGTGCCCTTTTCGGTGCAGGTAGCCTTTTTCAGGCATTCGGTGTGCTCGGTGTCCCAATCATGGTAGCCGATAGCGGGCACAGGCTTCAACACTCTTTCGTTGCACCCCTCGTAGCTGCAGTACATCCAACGCTTGCCTTCAGTCTCGCAATAGGGTCCTTCGACGATTTCGCCAAGGCGCGTGTAATCGTGGACATGGACCTTAGCAATATCTTCGGTCTTTATTGTTTGGCACACGCTGCAGGTGAAGGTTTTGATGCCCGTTTCGGTGGCAGTGGGCTCCTTGGTGATGACGCCCTCATCCCACTGATGCTCGCCAGTGGCAGGCAGGTCTTTCACATG